CTATCTTTTTAAGTCTTTTGGCAAATACGATGGAGCTTTCACTTTATCGCTCGGCGCCTTTATTTCTTGTTCCCGTCGTTCCTCAATTTCTTGCTTTGTCAAGTTTTTCTTGCCTTTATAAAGCAATAAATCCACAGGCTGCCGCGGTCTGGCCATTCCCTCACATCCTTCCGAATTTTCATTTAGGGAATTTTTCAAAATGAGGAGGGGAACGCGGTCTCCGGCGAACGTCCTCTAGTGATTTAAGGGTGGGAGGTCTCCATCTCCTTCTTCAGCTGGCTCATGGCTGTTTGAATTTCCGTTTGTGCTGCTTCTATTTTTTTTGAATATAGATCGACAGCTGATTCCTTTTTCATGTTACGACGAAGAGCAAACATCTTTCTTATTCTGTGCTGCATTCGTCTGATGTTCTCGTTCGTATAGAAGGAAGTATACTCAGCCTTGCACGTGGACACTTGATATAATGCTGCTTGATTCCGTTGTCGTGCTTCCTGATCTTTGAACAGCCCTTGATAAGAAGTCTAGTCATGCATTGATCACATACGCATGTTTGATGTTCTTTTTCCAAATCCTCCATCCTCCTTTGCCGTCTTGGCTATGGCACGGCCCGCAGAAAGGCTGCCAGTTACCCGAGTCCCAGAATAGTTTCTTGTCGCCTTTATGCGGAACGATATGATCGACAACTGTTGCCGGGGTTCTTCTGCCTTGCATCAAGCAAGCGGCACATAGCGGATGCTTGGACAGGTAGCCGGTACGTGCCTGCCTCCACTTGCTGTTATACCCCCGTTTGGCAGCTGACTCCCGGTATTGATCATAGGCCGGCTTGGTTCGCTTATGCTTTTCGCAGTAGCCCTCTCGCGTCAGGTTGGGACATCCGGGGTCATTGCATGGTTTTAAAGGTTTATTCATACTAATAAACTTCCTCCAATAAAAAAGCTCTCCAATCAGGAGAGCAAAATATTTCACTAATATATATTAAACATGTAAGAGTTTTCACTATGTAATATCTTAATTACTTTCATCAGTAGGAGGAAGGAAATTTGATGGCAGAGAATCCTCTATCTCTTTTGGAAGCAATGTCTTCACTGCAGATTGACCTATTTGCTTTGCTGCCTGAGGGTTTCTAGTAGCCCAATTAACTAACTTAACCATTAAAGCAGTAGCCCATTTCTTTTTAGTTAAATATTGAACTTGATCTTTTAATAGCTCAATTTCCTCATGTAGCTTTGTTTTTTCAGCTTCTATTTCATATTGAATTTTCTCCGATTTTTCTATACTCGAAAAATACATTTCTTCTAGTTCTTGAAGTTTATCTTTAAGCTCTTTTCCTTCTGCTTTTGTAAAATAAGTTTCAGAGGCTTCATCGAACTTATTTTCAATAAGATCTTCAATCTCAGCAATTTTTTCTTGAGTGTCTTTAATGTGCCTGCCAACAACTGTATTCCCTATTTCGTTCCTTATAAATTCAAGCCAATTTGCAATTTTAAACGAGAGGTTATCATAGTTTACAGTGCCGGGAATTTTTTCAAGAGATAATATTTTACCTGGACTTAATTCTATATCTTGTGGTTGCCCTGTTGGGCTGATTACAAACTTAAAACAATAATCTTTATTATATATATATTTAATTTGAACGTTTAAATCTGAATAGGTTTTTTTTGTTGTAAATTCAAAATCATCTGCTGTAAAACCATTTCCCTCTAAATTTTTTCGTAAGCCCACTAAAAATGATTGATTTAAATCTAATGCTGCCATTAAAATCACTCCTGTTTGAATTTCACTAAAAACAAAAAGATTTACAAAGGAATTTTTTGTTTTGGTATTTCTATTATCGGACAAAAGGTATTAAATTCAAAGCATATGCGATTTTTGTCGAACAATAACGATCTTTCGATTTATTCCCTATTACCATAATACCTTATCTAAAACAAAATGGTGTGCCATCTTTCTGCCGTTATTCTGCCATTTGTCTGCCATCTTAACCCTCACTTAACCTCTTTATATATTTGTATAATGTAAAGCCAGCAGAAGAAATCACATAAAATTCGTCAAGTTCTGTATCTACATCAATAGATTCAAAGTCTATATCTATTGAAGAATCTGTCCGTGTTTCATATTCCCTATTAACAATTTGAAATGAAACACATTTGTCCAATGTAAGATACATACTCTCTACTTGTATTTTTTGTTTGTTACCCTGCCCCCATACATCACTATGGTAAATGACTTTAGGTTCTTTTATGATAATATTTCTATTTTTATTTATTTTTTCTGCCTTAAGATTAATATAGTCTAAAATTTTTCTATAGTTCTGAATGTCATGATTAAAAAAAGAGGCTAAAGCGTTAATAACAACTAACTTTTCATGTTCTATATCCTTATTTTCATTTACAACTGAATTTAAAATTGTCCCTATAATTAAACATGCTTCACTAGAGTTTGCAACTAAAATCTTATTAATTGTATTAGCAATAAATTCCGCTCTTGTTGGATTATCTATATATTTTCTGAGCTTTTGAATCTGCTGATCTAAAGGTACATCATTCTCGTTAAAACCTTTCAAAAACATATTGAACTTTATTTCTTGGGCAAAGTCGAATATGTTCTTCGCAAACTTCAACATTGGGGAGATTTCACTAAACATTTCAACATAATCATTTTCTACAATTATCTTTTTCAAGTCCTTATAACCGTTGAATTCATCTCTTAACCCCTGATCCAAGTCCTGTAATCTCTGAACTAATACCTTTACTTCGTCACTCAATAAAAGCTCCCCTTTTTTTTCATCAGTATAACATATCCACATTATCCACGAATTACCCATATGTTATATACTGTGCAACTGCCCGAAGTGCCACCAAGCCTTGTTACTACTGGTTTCAAGCCATATCCCTAAAATGAATTCCACACTCACTTTTTGAAGAGAATCAATAAAAATAAGCAGAAAAAAAGACTCATCTTGTCGATTAGATGAGCCTGCTTATATTTTGAATTTCTTCATGGCGTTGTTCATGGCATCCTGATTAATCCCGATGTATCGAAGGGTTGTCCGCTGGTCAGAGTGGTTAAAAATCTCTTGCAGCATGGCAACGTCCTTTGTTTGCTTGTAGAAATGGTATCCGAATGTTTTCCTCAGCGTGTGCGTGCCTATATCATCCAAGCCGACATACTCAGCCGCTGCCCTCAGAATCTTGTAAGCCATTGAACGGGAAATAGGTTTGTTGACTCCTTCGCGGCTTTTAAAAAGATATTCATGATCTTCTTTTCCCTCGATATATGCCTTGAATTCCCTTTGAAGGGCCGGCGTCATGTCGATTCTCTTTTTCTTTTTGGTTTTCTTCTCTATAAGGTTGAAATATGAGCGTTGAGCGTCCCGTACTCTCAACTGCAGTATATCCGATATGCGAAGGCCGGAGTTTATCCCGGTTACAAACAGCATGTAATTCCGCTCATTCTGTTCTTTCAAAAACCGCTTGATATGGAAAATATATTCCGGGTCCCTTATCGGCTGAACAAAATTCATGCAGCGTCGCCCCCGTCCTTGTAGACTTCCGCGCGAAGAGCAAAGGCCAGCCGGTAAAACGCTTTTGCTTGTTCGGTAGTAGCTGCGCTGACTGAGTCTCATTTCTGCATAGACCTCATAATCATACATCTCTTCATTCTGCATGTAGAGCATGACGAGAATTTGCCGCTCCTTTTGAGAAAGCCGGTTAACCGCTCTTTGTATTCTCTTTAAAAACCGTTCCCTTTCAATCTCCCAATCCATGCGTTTTAATGCTGCATCTTCTGTGGAGGAATGAAATTCATTCGAAAAGCTCGGCGGAACAAGGCTGTATGTTGCAGTCACTTTCGGCAAAAAATCCTCCGGCACTTGTAACAAGTACATGCGATATTGTTCGAGCAGCTTTTCTGCCTTCATTTTCGTTGCTTCTTCGTCAATCTGAGGTATATTCAGTGTCATTTGATCCATAGTAATTCCCTCCCGTTATTATTTCTGCCTGAATGCCCCGCCACGGTCTCTTTTATATGTTGGTCTGTTTATCCATGAGGTTCTCTAAATCTCGTTCACTGAGCTTCTGAGGCTTTTTTTCTTTAAAACCAGCGTTCAGCAGGGCGTTTTTCTTCGCTTCCATGCCATTCCTCCATTCAAATAAAAAACGGACACCAATCAGAACACAGTAATTCCTGTGCAATGATCAGTGTCCGCAGGCTTTCCGTCTTGGACTATATTATTTTTTTTCTTCTATAAACATCGTTGTATCACAAAGTTCCTCAAATTTTATTATCTTTGTTTCTGTACATAACTTTCTATTTGCGTTATTCCCCAATAATATAAATTCCTTATTAATGGGGTGCAGAATATACCAATGAACTCTTTTTTTGTCATCCACATCAGTGGGAACGTCATTTTGAACATCTTGTGTTACTTCTTCTTGTTGCCGATCTTCATTAACACTAATTATATAAATATTCATTTCCTTGCTCCATTCGATGAACCTTGAAATTGGTTTCATTAAGAATGGGATAGGCAAAGATATAAAGAATGGAAATATTAATAATAATATGAATTTATTCCATCCTTTTTCTTGCAAAGCACTCCCAACTATAAACCCATCAAATGATATATAAAAAACACCTAAACATAATATGAAAAGAATAGACAGAACAATTTTCATGGGTTTTGACTTTAAAATATTCCACTTTGAATTTTCTTTTTTGCTATCTTTAACAGCCAATATTAGGAAAAATATTAATTCTCCAACAACAATTGCTATGCTTCCAACTGTTGAAGATAATTTTTGATTTATCGCCCATTTTTGCACATTTAATGAAATTGTAAAAGAAAGAAAAACGCACATCCAAAGCATTGTTTGCCAAAAATGTTGCCAACTCATTAATAAAAATAACTTTTCTTTAGAAAAAAGCTTTTTTTCAAATGCATTAGCCGATAAAAGAGTGATTGGTCTAAAAGTTACCACAAATAAGTAAATCAATACCCCTCCTGCAGCTACGGATCCAGGTATCCCTATACTTTTAAGCAAACTAAATACGTCCATAATTCTCCACCTTTTTTCGTGATTGTTTCTTTTATGAAATCGACAAATTATGGTTTTTCTTTAGTCTTTTAGGGAAATCACTATTTATATCGGGTTTATTTACCTTCCCGCTTCTCTAAATATTATCAATATCTTGAAAAAACGCCGTAGCCGTGAATGCAATGATTGCGCCTATTAACGTGATGTTCGCTTTCATATCCGGCCTATATTCGTACTGGAAATAAAACCAGAATCCTAACCCTATCAGCAGAAAAACTATTCTCAGCGCCATTTAATCCCCCTATTTAATATATAATTTCGCTGAACTGGCCGAGCCGATATAATTCCGTTCGTTTGAATCCGAGTATATATTGACGATTACCCTGTATGTGCCCGGCTTCACCCCTGAAAGGCTGAACTTTTTCAATGGCGTTGTTGTAATGAAGTTGCCCCGTTGCGCGCTTGAATTGCTGTAATTATCCGATCTGATAAGCATCGCTGAGTAGTAAACGCGGCCGGCCGTTGATTTTTCTGCTTTCCAATCGACAGAGGTCGCCCGAGAGGAATAGGTTGTTTCATCTGTGTATACCCGCACCTTTTTACTTGTCTGGTGTCCCGACCATGTGGCGGAAGCAGACGGCGCAACGGCCGCCGTTCCCATAAGTAATGCCGCTGATATAATGATTGATTTGAATAGTTTTTTCATGATTTTCCCCTTCCTAATTCACAAATAATTAACATTTATTTACAAGGATAAATCGTTATATAGCTCGAACTCTTACTGTGTTCCGTAAAAAACCAAAGGAGTGTTTAAAATGAAATTGAAAAAAGTTTTAACTGGTTCCGCATTGTCCCTTGCTTTACTTGTTTCTGTTGCCCCTGCTTTTGCAGCAAGTCCTACAAACCATAATACAAGTCACGAATCAGTATCTCCCCAAGCAGTTTTACAAGATTATTATCTTGGTGCTAAAACTAGAGCAGAACTGAAAAACGTAGTTGATGTTTTTGGTGCAAAATTTTATTTAAAAGATGCATGGCAAAACAGTGATGGATCTTGGACCGGATTTTATCAAGGTTGGGTTTGATCTTTTCAGGAGATAGGGACTTTCATCCCTATCTTTTTTTATTCAGATACAGTTTTATTGTAATCGCAGTCCGGGCAATGGTATTCGATCATGGCCGGACCACCTTAATTTGCCTTTAACCTTGTAAATTTGGTCATATGTTCACTTACACAGAGTTCAGGAAGGTTTGCCCTGACCAACTGCTCGGCGAAGGGAGGCGGAACTGCGTTGCCGCATCGCTCAATCTGTTTCTTTTTCGAATACGCTACGCCGTTTATATCCCTATCAATCACGTAATTAGTCGGGAATCCCTGAGCCGCAAATAATTCATGAGGCTGAAGCATTCGCATCCCAATGTCAGCGATCTGATAGTTTTCACCTTTAATCGTGACCAGGCCGAACCTGTCTTTTGTGATGACTGTATGCAGAGGATCACTGAGAGCCTGCCCCGTATCTGATCCGTAATACTTCGTCAAGAAAGCCCTGACTTCGCCGACGTGCAGGCCTCCCGCCGTTATCGTAGGAATTGGGTTCGTCACCGTTTGGCCGTCTCTGCATGTGCCGCGGAGCTTGATCAAGTGACTTGTGGCAATGGCGAATTTATTGCCGCCGGCCGTTATGGTGCCGAGTGGCTTTTTCAGATCGAGTACCCGCCGGCCTTCCGGATCGCCGTAACCCATTTGAATGAGTGAATTACCGCGCTCCCCTATAACAAAAGGTTTTTGACTGTCAATGACAAACCGCTGGATGCCGCGGGCAATACGGCGCATTGTATTTTCAGATAAAGGCTTTTTTCTGGTGAAAATCGACGGTGTTTCCAGTGACCAGTCCATGATCTCGGAAGCAGTACGCCACGGTTTAAGCTTTCCGGATTTCACTGCTGCGCTTTTTGGGTCGCCATGTGTCGGCTCGGGCCATATGATCGGCCGGCCATCCCGCCGAGCGATTAAGAACAGCCTTTTCCGTATTGTCGGGGCGCCGTAGTCGCACGCCTTCAGCTCTCTCCATTCGACTTTGTATCCATGTCTGTTTAACGCTCTGACAAAGGAACGGAACGTATATCCTTTTTTGTCCGGGTCCGGCCTTCCGTCTTTCGCAAGAGGCCCCCACGTCTGAAATTCCTCGACGTTTTCTAGAATGATTACCCGTGGACTTACCGTTGCCGCCCATCTGACCGCTACCCATGCAAGCCCCCGGATGCTCGTCTCAACGGGTTTGCCGCCCTGTTTTCGTTGTCTGTGTCGCCCACCTCGGCCCCTAGATCGTCGATGACAAGGTAATCAACCCGTGTCAGCAGTTCGATAGCAAAAGCTTCCGTAAGCCTCTCTGAGCTGTCCTTGAATGAGTTCTTTATTCGTCTCATGAAGGCCACTGTTTACAAACAACGCTGATTTAGCGTATCCTTCTGCGTCCCTCTTGTTCAGCTCTTTAATCACTGACATGGCAAGATGGCTTTTTCCTGCGTTAGATTCACCTGTTAAGAAGATGTCCATGACGGCTCCCGCCTTCACTTGCTTAACCAGTTCCATCATGCGGCGCTTGTTCCGCTCGTCCTCATGGTTATAACTTTGGAATGTCGAGAATGTCGCTTCTTTGAGTGTAGGATCAGCGATCAGTGAATACATAAATAAAACCTTTTGATCCATCCGGCGACGCCATTCTTCTGTTTCCTGCTCGGCTTCCTTGTTGCGCTTCTCCCCCTCGCACATAGGGCACTTTATAGACACGTCCCAAAGCTTCATAAGCTGTACCGGATAGGATTTTTCTTGCCCGCCGATAATTCGGTTGTGTTTGTCGCAGTAAACCGGGTTGCCTTGCTCATCAGTATGGAATGTCATCCTCCGAGATATTTTGCCCTTGACTGCGGCCGCTTGCTCCTTTGTGAAGCCCTCCATGTGATAAGCCTCCTTTTTGGTTTAGGTAAGATTCAAATTTTGTACCGAACAAAGTTTCAGGACGCAGATACCTGTTCATTTCTGGAATCGGAAGCCATTCTTCTGTTTTAACTAGAATGACATGCTTGAAATCTTCAAAAAAGTTGTTTGCTGAAATACCTGATAACATACATAATCTTGTATTTTATAGTCCTCGCAGCTCTAAGAAAGTCATCTAACGAATTTGTCAACAAAATATTAAAAAAGACATTAACAGACTTGAAAATAGAATCAATTTCGATACATGGGTTGAGACATACACATGCCAGCGTATTGCTCTATAAGAAGATTTCAATTTATTATGTCTCAGAGCATTTAGGACATGCCAAGATAGATACCACGCTTAATTATTATTCACATGTAATTAAAGAACTCCGTGAAGAAGATACACGAAACACCCTTGATTTATTTGAAAAAATGCCTACCGTGAAAACATTTGTATAGAAATGTGCAAAAAATGTACAAAACAAAATAAAATCACATCGTTTTCCAGCGGGTTCTTGCACAAATAAATAAACTTACAAAAACGACAAAAACCCTTGTTGCACAAGGGTTTTTCTGGTCTTCAGACATTATTAATCTGCACCTATCTTATGCAGAAAACGCTCTAGGAGAACGTACAATATACCTCTATATACGTTGATATATAAGCTTTTTTAACAATGCTTGTGCTAAATTTGTGAAAAATATTTTAAGTGTTTTTATCTGTGTGAATTTCGAATTCTTAAAGATATTTATTTTACTCCGAGTTTCAACGTGGTAAAATTTTGAATAACATTTTATCGCGAAAGGATATGAGCATGAAAATCTTTGAAGCAACCACCCTGCTTTCTGCCGCTAAACAACGCGCAAACGAATATAAAGAACTCCGCGGCCAGATGGTTAACCTGAAAAAAGCATTTCAAGGCATGGCTGATCTCAGTGACGGCGATTTCTCTGGCCGGGGCGCAGATAACATCAAAGCCTTTTTCCAGGACCACGCCGGCGTCACAGATAGCTGGCTTGATCTGATCGATATGAAAATCGCATTTCTCACAAGCCTTCCCGGCAAAGTCGAAGACGCAGGCCTTTCCGAATCTCATGTAGAAGAATCTTTTCTGGAGCACGAGCTCACCCATGCCCTCAGTAAATCAAAGGCGATTATGGAAGAGCAGAAAAAGGACATGCGCTCCATCCTCGGAGAGATCGAAGACATCATCTCGCTTGATCTGTTTTCAACCGAGAACACGGATCAGAAGCTCTCTTCAGCTGACAAAAAAAGAAGCGAAACCATACATAAGCTCGGCAAGCTTGATCACGATCTAACGAAAGAATACGCAGAAACCGAAGCGAACGAACAGTTCATCCAAGCTGACTTCCAGCAGCTTCAAAACGCCACGGGCAAAGGAAAAAGCGCAACTCCGCTTCATTACAATGCCAAGGCGTACCGTGAAAGCGACATCCATAAGAAAAAAGGCGAGATTGCTAGGCATTCGGATGCTTACCTTACGATTAAGAAAGAAGAAGCAAGAGAACGTGAGGTTGAAAAACTAAAAGAAAGGCTAAACAATTTCGACTATGCGAATGCCGATGAGTTCTACTCAATGGCTAAAACAATCGGCTATGAAAACCTGACAAAAGAACAGCAGCGTTATTTCACTCAAATTGAAAACACGCAAGAACTCACAGACGGTTTCAAAGGGGTTGCAGTCGGCCTTTATGATGTTGGGAAAGATACTGTGTTAGGTCTGAAAGACCTCGCTGTCGGCGCCTGGGACTTTTATCAGCTCTCTGATGAACAAAAGGTTGTTAAAACGATTTCTACCGTATTGAATACTCCGTCTTACGCAAAAATCATATGGACAAACCTAGCCGATTCGTGGAATGATCAAATGGTGAATGGTGATACGTACTCTCGAGCGCACTATGTCTCCTATGCGGTGGGCAGTCTTGTCGGCCTGAAAGGTGTGGGCTCGACGGTTAAAGTATCAAACAAACTCGCAAAAACAGGCTTCTCCAAGGTGGGAAAATTATTGGAGCCTGGCGCTGCAAGCCATGTACACACAGGAATAAAAAACGGAACAGACTATATCAACTCTTTATTGAAAAATAAAAACGAACCTGCCCTTGTTGGAATAGCAAAAGATATTGAAAACACCCATAATGTAAAAAACACCCCGCTTTTAAAGAAAGAAATTCAAAAAAAGCAAGATATGCTGACACAGGCCGCGCCGTTCACACATAAAGATGCCTTTGGAAATACAGTAACAACTAACTTAAAAAATGGTCATTTAAAAAATGATGTGCATCCTATAACAGGTATACCCTATGATAAAGATGGTTTTCCAATATTTGAGCCCGTTGCAGAAGTGAAAATTGATAAGTCATTATATCTTGAAAAAGATACTGTACAGTTTAAAAAAGCAACCGAACTCCTGTTGCAAGGAATCAACAAAAATCCCGAGTTGAAAAATCACTTTACAGAAATGCAGTTGAAGCAAATTTTAAAAGGGAAAAAACCAAAAGGGTTTACGTGGCATCATCATCAAAATGAAGGTATAATGCAGCTAGTTGATTCAGATATACATGGTAAAACAGGTCACACTGGTGGAAGAAACATCTGGGGCGGAGGTTCCGAATACAGATAAAAGGAGAGTAATAACATGGTTGAATGGGATTTCGGAGAACATCCTATCAGTAACGAAGAAATTCAAGAAGTAGAAAATACGCTACAAGTAAAGTTCCCAAAAGATTACTTAGAATATGTCAAAAGTTATTCTGGCGCAACACCAACTCCTGAGACTTTTGATTTTGAAGGAAGAAAAGGGATTGCTTTCGGATACTTACATAGTTTTCATGAGGATAGTGAGTCATACATAATTAACGTTTCTAATCGTTATCGAGACGGCAGAATGCCTGATAAAGTAATTCCTATTGCGGATGATGTGTTTGGTAATGAGATCTGTTTCGATTTTAGAAAGAATCATAGTAATCCCCCTCTTGTTTTTTGGGATCATGAAATTGCATTTGAAAATCCAGAGGGTGCTCTGAGTCATATATGTAATTCGTTTACGGAATTGGTAGATAAGCTCTACGAAGAATAGAAACAAAAAGTCCATATAAACAAAGCCCTTCCTTTTTGAGAAGGGTTTTTTGTTATTTCGATAATATTTCCAGTATTGCTTTTGTCTTCGGTTCGCAATTCCAATCATTATCAAATCCTTTACAAAGCATAGAAATGAATCCTCCTTTGCTTTAAAATGTAAACGTTCGTTTTAAAATAAGAGGGGGATCATATGATTATTCTTGGTATTGTTGCAACATTAGCAACCTTTGTCTTTATTACAGCATTGATTTTTATCTTCTTTGAAAAAACTAAGAAAATAGGTAAACAAATAGCTCCAATAAGCCTTGTTTTGGCTTTATCTCTTTTTTTCATTATGGGTGCGTTGAATCGAGAGTCTCACGAAACCAAAACTGAGGATGTCACTGCTGTCACAGAAAGTACAGAAGAGGAGCCAATGTATTCTGAAGACGAGGAAGACTCTGACGTCCGGAGTGTTGAAGATAACCAAAAAGAATTTAACTTCAGTCCTGAAGAATTTGTACAGACTTTCAATGAAGCGACTCGAGATATTGAAAGTGATGAAGATATTGAATCCTCTGGTCTCAATCGTATTAATAAAGATAATATCGGAGACTTTGAACTTACCGAAGCCAAAGATGGTACAATTTACACCAGAGAACTGAAAACAGAAACTGATAACTCCGGTGGAACTTTCACTTTGGAAGCATGGTATGACGAGAATCATAAATTCTACCGTTTACATTTATCCACTTCTGGTTCAGATAATATGGCTTCTCAAATAGGCCTGGTTAATACACTTACGGTTTTTCATGCTTTAGGAATTGATATTAAGCATGTAAACGATCTTCTAAAAAGCGAGCAAAATACACTTGAGGTATTTGATGGTGACTATCTTGTTACACTAGCTAAAATTCCTCAAATGTCGTTAATTATAAATATTGAACCAAAATAAAAGCCCCTTTTGGGGGCTTTTTCATTATTTCAAAAGCGTTTTACTTAAACCATTTCCCCATATTGTCCAGACACATACCGCCGTTTGCCGTCGTGGATGACTTCCCAATAGCCTTTAGAGTTGTTTGAACCTTTAACAGAACCTGAGATGTTAATTGTCTTGCCGAGACCAATCGTATCCACATTCTTGGCATTTTTACGGTCTGGTTTGTCCATAATAATGGCTGCACTTTTAACACCAACAATTTTAATTTTGCCTACAGACTTAATACCCCCGCTAGTCTTGTTTGAAGGTTTAGCAGGAGCAGATTTTGAAGAGGTTTTCCCTAACTCTGCATCACTCTTGATATATCTTACGTTAACGTAACCGCTGTATGTGGCTCCTTTAGAATTGGTATATTTAATGTAACCCCAACCATTTTGAGTCGATCCTTTTTTATATTGGACAGTCGAACCTTTAGGAAGAGCAAGCACAATAGACGAGTTGGCATTGCGTTGAGTTCTCACATTAAGGCTGTCAGCAACAACTGTATTTTTAATATAAGATTCTTTTGTTTTATCAACAGGAGAATTTACCGTTTTAGACGGGGCGCCGCTGATACCTGCTTTAAAGGAGTCCCATCGATCAAGCAGCTTGCGCGGACAATACTTGCCGGACCAGTGCTGGTGAGGGACCACGTTTGCAAAGGAAATGCCCTGCTCCTTCATGAGCTTTTTGATCAGCCATTGAGCATTTGCCACGGCTTTCTCAAAATCCCCATCGCTATTCTCGCAAATTTCAATGCCGATAGATTTCCGGTTGCCAGTTCCGCGGTTTCCGTCTCCCGCGTGCCATCCGTTTTCATTCAATGGCAGATGCTGATAAATCTCTTTGTCGTCTACTGTAAAGTGCCAGCTGGTGGGTGTTTCCGGATTTTTCTCATAACGGGCGTGCATGGCTGCGCTTGCCCCTTGTGCCGTGTTTGCCGTGTTATGAACTGTGATGTATGCCGGGTTCATTGCGTATCCCGGTCTGTTATTGTGCCCCGTTGGAATAAAGTCTTTAGTGATTTTCACCATGTTTCATCGTCTCCTTTTGAGTAATAAAATAAGCCGCTGAATTTACTCAGCAGCTTTTTCCTCTTTTTCTGTTTTCTGATCGTTGTCGCTTTCAATCACGTGAAGCCGGTCAGTGATGACGGCCGGAATTTTAACACCGATCTGCGCCAAATTCTCCGTGATGGATAGGCCCTCATTTGCAATATAAAAAAGAACGGTTCCAAAGGTCAGAACACCGTTCAAATTTGTTATCGTATCAATAATGTTGGCGACAATGACCACCATAAAACTCAGCATCTTTCGAACATACCCAAACCACGCGCTGCGGCTCCGGAGCTGCTTCATTTTCCACGCTTTAATAATGCCGGTGATAACATCCAAGATGCTGAGGATCAAAAGTAAATCAAGGTATTTCACCTCCCCGAAAAGATATGTTCTTGCGATCTGTAAGCTCTCAAAATTCATCCACACGTATATTCCCTCCAATTATTAATCACCTCCTTCGAGGCAAAATAAAAACACCTCTGGGGTGTCGATCAGTTTGCGGCGCCGCCTAAATCCACACTGACAGGCTGTTTTGTCATCGGATAGGTCAAGCCGGTTATTTTATTGTATTCATCTTCTGTAATTCTCCCCCACTCAACAAAACGGGCCACGTCTTCATTACTGTAATACTGCGGCCCCCATCCATAGATGGTTTTAACGCTTGTAAACCAATCCATCATACCCCTTTCCCTCCCTCCGCCAGCATTAGATAAAGATTGGCAATCATTTGCGCTTGTGATTCGGCAAGGCTTTGCGCCTCCGCAAGTTGTTCTGTAATGGCCGCGTTCTGAGCTTTCAATTCATCTACGGGAGAAGGTGCCCGCCCGCTTTCAATTTGCTTTTCCAGGGCTTTTTTCTCTTCCTGGGTGGCCGCCTCCGTCCATGTCTTCTCAGCTGGATGATACATCGCCTTTATGAAAGACGGAGGCTGGACGGTTGTACAATTCTCAGGGATTGTATAGTTACCTTCTTCATCAGGCTCAATCGGAACGGGTTTGGTCAAAATGAAATTTTTATCGTATTCATAAACCTGAATCATGCTGTCCCTCCTTCCTGAAAGCCCACGACCACATCCAGATAATAGCCTCCGCCCATCTTACTTGAGTCCGCCGGGTCCGGGTATTTTATTTTCAAATCCCCATCATCATAAATGATCAAATTGGCTGTGCCGCCTGTACCACTTAACGGCACTGTTATAACGGAACCGCCAGCGGGCGCGTATGCCGCGGGGATGGAGCCGAATATGATTTCGGCGTCTGTTTTCACATGCCCCCGTAAGATTAAAAATGCCCCCCACTTTGCATACATCGGTGTCCGCGTCCCTGCGCTGGCTCCGTTCTTTAGCATGATATTTGCATATGTGACAGCTCCGTTCCACGTTTTTCGTTCAGCTGCAGAGATATGCCGTTCTTGATTGTAGTTGTGAGCTTTAAACTGCCGGGTCATATCATCCCAATACGCCTGATCTTCGGCCGTAACGTGAATGTCCGTGTTGTTGGCGTGCGTGTTTACTTTATCCTGAGCACCCGAAGGGGTTTCCTTGGCGTCCCAAGCCTTCCGATCTGCTGAAGAAACATGCTTTTCTTGATCGTTCGCATGGGCGTCTACTTTCTTTTGCGCGCCGGAAGGGGTTTCCTTGGCATTCCACTCTTTTCTCTCGGCAGCCGTGATGTGTTTCACGTTATCTTTTGCATGTTCGTTTGTGTAAGACTTGGCGTTTTCCTCTGCAGCATCCGCTTTTTTCTGCGCGCCCTCTTTCGTTTCAATAGCTTCCAGATCGGCAAATTTCTTCTGTAATTCCTCGACAGTCTGACTGATTTCTTCGACGATGTGGTTTATCCCGTCTCTCAGCGTTTCAAAATCATCAATGTAATAATCAGCTGTCGGAACGATGTTCTGATCCTCTAACGTTTTGGCGATAGAGAAAGTAAAAAATGAAGTCGCCAGTGCTTGGCCGTTCGTGTAATATAGTTTGATTTCCGCCTTAACCGTTCCGTAATGCTTGAGTTCTGCATTGGACAACACATATTCCGCTGTGCCGTTTACCTTGTCAGTGATGGTGAGGCTCTTTTTATAAAACGATCCATCATCATACAGTAGGACAATTTTTGCATCTACGGCTGACAGAGGCAACGGTACACCATCCTTTGTAAAAGAAAAAAACAGCTTTGCGCTGCCCGTGTCTTGCGTCATAAATTGTATATTTGTACTCCGGCCATTGATTGGATTTGTATTAATGTTGATCGGCACGCTGCCCGTTTTATACATCGTCGCTTATCCCTCCTTAGTGCTGCGGTGTAACCATCATTTGCGCCACACCGTATCCTTTTTCCGCATCGTACGGGGATTCAAATCTCATCACGGTTCCGTATCCGCCGCTTTCCGCCTTTGTCGCGATGCCGTCAACTGCTGAAACACTGTCACCGACGTTAACGGTATCATCAACGCGCACGAACACTTGACCAATCAATCCAATAATATGCCACTCGTCTCGTTCCTCTCGTGGCTTGTACTCAGCTTCCGGATCATAGTTCGGGTTCTCAGCTGGAATCGTAATGATGTCCTCACCGTCAAATACTTCCCGGTAGATAATGCCGCCAAATTCATCACGAAGAAAACGATCATTCCAATAGAAGGCAGCTCCGCCAAGCACAACGCCGGCAGTCTTAGAAACGACCCCGAGTATCTTGTCGCCTTCTTGCGCTTTTCGGATTTTGTCCCCCTCTAACGCTACAAGATAAGATGCCTCTATCTTTGCTCCGTCAGCTGATTCAAAATACTCCGCCAAGTCTTTTAAATTCGATACACTTTCTATTGCGCCAGTAGCCTTGACTGTTCCATTCTTTGCGTTTAATTCAATTTTTTTGTTGGCCTCCGAGGCTTTGCCGTTTCCATGGCCTAAAGCCAATGTGTAAGATTTACTATTCTTGGTAGCCTTCGAGAACATGACACCCGAGGACGCCCCGTCTCCTGTTGTGTGAGAATCGTATGAAAACATGACACCGTTGCGCGATCCTTCCGAGGAAGAACCTCCCGCATTTCCTGCAAGCAGATTGCGCTCACCCTTCGCGTACGTCGCCCCCGTACACGCAATAATCGCACTGTATTTCGTCAGTGCATGGCCGGAGCCGGAAGCTGCTCGAAAGCCTCCCTTGACGTTATTCGGAACGACTGAATGCTTTTCCCCCGCAATGACAGCCGCATCTTTATAGCCGTAAGCTCTGACAAGAAAAATATTGGTCTGGGTGTTCGGGGATGTAATGCCGGCCGTTCCGCTTGCCACATGCATAAGCCCATTTAACAAGTTGACATTATATACGCCGCCCCCTATCGCGATGCCGGTTCTTGCGGAATCATGAATAACAAAATCAGAAATAAATACATCGTCGGTCATCTGATCGCCGCCGGTAATATAGATGTCACAATCAGCCTTTTTAAATCCGGTTATATGCAAGTTGTTTACTGTTATCTTCCTGCTCTTATACTGGAAGGCAATGATCGAGCCGTCTTTGTAGTCATATGTCGGATCACCAATCGCTTTAAAACCGATTATCTGAACACGCTGGTACGCCGAAACGACAAGGGCTTTCGGAGCTAATCCTTCATAGAGCGAATTATAGACGGGTTCCCGTGATGTGCAGTTTATTAACGTCACATCACGAGCCGTCTCGCTCCAAGGGTCTTTTACAAGATGGTGATCAATATGCCGTAAATCAAATGAGCGAACGTCACGAAATGACTCATGACCGCGAATGTGAACGTCACTCGGTGCCGGCCATTCCTTATGGGCTTTTACCTCTACGCCCCGCACATTCCCCTCTGTATAATTATCTATAACCCAGACATGCTTGGAGCCGTCATCCACTTCAATTCCGTTTGAATTGGCTCCCCCTTTACGGTGTGCAGTGCCGCGCGGGTTCGTCATCACATTATTTGTGATGAAAATATACTCGCTGTAATGGGTCGTAATGCCGTCGTCACCATACCCCGAGCCAACACATTGATCAATCCAGATAAATTTGCTCCCCGTTGCCGTGTAATCTTTTGCTGTGATGTCATAAGAAGGCGCTGATACATCAAAACAATGTAAGCCGGGATTAATGCCTTCAACGCCGCGCGCAATACCAAACTTTACTTGTGCGAAAAGAAGACAGCTCGAATGTACACCTCCGGTTGCGCCTACGCCGCCCTGACGATCAGGATTCCAGTCAAGCGACATACCTTCCACAACGATATTCCGGTTGCCTTTCGCATGATCAGCATTTGTGACAACCCACTCACTGGCCGGCGTGTCCTCGTGCAGTTTTAGCGTGGTGACGCCCATGCCCTGGCCGATCAAATACGTCCATGACGGCAGCTTTACGCCCCTTATCACGTATTCTCCGGCTGATAGATTGAGCCGCACCTTTCCGTTTCCGATCGCTCTTTTGAATGCTTCTGTGCTGTCTGTCTCTCCGGTCGGGTCGGCCCCGTAGTCGTCTACGTTAACGTTTCTGGTGATCTTACGCAGAAGTTTGTTATATTCCTTATCAAGACGCTCTTTCAACAGTGGGGCAATTTCCCCATCAGCAGTAACACGGGCATCCACTACTTCTTTCACATTTGTCCCGTCGGTATTAAGAATGAGATTGCGCACCCGATTATAGAGACCGTCAATATAGGTTCGTAAAGAAAAGCCCCCGTGATCAATTTGCTCAGATGTATGCGCCGTAGCAGCTTTCTTATGACGGGTAATTTCACTTTCAAGTCCATTTACGCTACTCTCGATCGCTTCCATATCACCAGATAGCTCATCCTCATAACGAGAGTTTCTAGTGGTATCGTAATTTTTTTTCAACCTCAACACTGTATTCACTCTCCTTTTCGACAAAATAAAAAACGCTTATCAAAGCGCTGTCAGTATTTGATCAATATATCGTTTTTGTTCTCTCAGCTTCTTGGCCTGATTCACCGCAATATCTTGTATGTCTTTTCTGAAATTGGCAAAAGTCAGCTTCGGGCTGCTGTATGGATTCAACGGATTGTATTGAATCGTTAAGAGCCGCACATCATCCTCATAAGTCGTTCCGTCTGCTGTGTCGGCTAAAATGTGGACTGTATCACCTTTCCAGAATGGCTTTTCAATTTTGAGCAATTTCGGTTCGTATACATATTGATAATCCACACTGACGACTGTTTCCGGATATGGATTCACATGTTTTTTCAGCGCAGAAACCATGCTGCCCGACTTTTTTATAGTTTCGTCTCTGATCGGGTCGGCCCACTTCGGTTTACCTTCCCGCAGGAATTTCTTTTCCTCTGGATGGATGTACAAGATCGGCTCAAATACGTATTTAGGTTTTTTGTCTGTGCTCTTACTGTCTTTAGACATCGCACCATATCCCCATGCCCGCGTAGAGCAGTTTTGCGAGTTGGTTTTGATACTGATGCCCGGCATATTATAACGGGAGTCAAATGTGAAAGGGATCTCTTTCCCCATTTTCTTATAGACATGAATTTTATAATTATCCACGTCAAGCTCTAACTCATAATCATTTATGAGCTGATCTATTAATTCAGTGGAGTTTTTATCACCGAAATTCTCTTCTTCGGCGGTGGCGAATTTGCTTTCAGGCTCTTCCAGCACATATGAAAAATCAGTACCTTTTAACGCAATGTCAAAGGCCTCTTTTACGGTCAGTTTCTTCGTTACTGTATCATCCACTCGATTCTCAGCAAGCAGAACGGTAAAAATATGGTTGGCCGTGATTGTTTTTGTCAGGACGTTTTTAGCCTGCTTCAGGTCTACATCTGTAATATAGTATTTTTGTTGTTTGAATCTTCTTTCATCAATGTAAAGAATATTGTCGTTGACCAGTAAATCGAATTCAGTCGCATTGCTCTCAGTTTTGGTAATTGTAAAGGTAAAGCTCTTTTTCCCGGTAGTATCGTCTGTAAGATCAACGATCACGCCTGTTACTTCCACAACGTCATTTCCGTCTTTCGTGGAAACATGCAACTGTGGAAAGTCCACATCTGACGGTAATTTTTTGTTAAGAGGGATGTCGTTACCCGCGTATTCTTTGCTCGGAAAACTCGATTCCTCTTCTGGGTTCTCCGGGGATTCTGGATCATCAGGCTCATTCGGCAATTCTGATGTATCGTCATATTGCATCAACTTATACTGTTCGATCATGGTAATTAATTTATTAGCATAGTTGATGTCTGTTGCGTAGCCAGCTTTTTGAACGGCTCGGCATGCTTTTTTATAATCCGTTTCCCCTACCACTGCTTTATACCGAAAAAGACGATTATATAAGCTTCCCAGATCGGCCAAACTCTCAGCGTATGAAGGGTACTTTCTGAATTTAGCTTGTACCCTCTCAACATTTCCGTATTTGTCCTGCTCGCTGGTCCACATCAACACGTATTTTCCGTTATAGGTTCCTTTTATACCAAACAAATTGAAAGCTTGTTTGGAAAGACCGCTCGTGCCGAACCCACTTTCCAGACAGCCTTGAGCAATGACAAGGCTGGCAAGGACATTATATTTTTTGCGTACCTTTTGCGCCCCCGGTACCAGGCTTTTAATAAAGTCAGCCGCAGCCATGTCATCCCTCCTTACTTATAATAAAAACGAGTATCAAATAAAATTTCAAAGTCGTTTGAGTTTATAATTTCAAAATCGTTCCATCCTACATCCAGTGTCGGCAGACGGCCGGATGTTTTCAGACGCTTATCCCCGATTACAGTGTACTGCCTGATGAATGTGACTTTTTGCGAGCGTTTTAGCTCCTGCTCAATTTTCAATTTTTCCCCGTTCGTTCGGTTCGCAATGGTTACGTTTGTCCCTTTGGCCCACAGAAAGACGTTATAATCATGCTGCAGAGTGTTGACCGCGGCGCCGCCGGGATTGTAAACGCTGAATCGCTTTTGATTCTTGAAATGATATTCAAGGTCATCTCTCCGAAGGATTCCCATGCCGGGACTCCAATGCTCTCCATTGAAATTCTGGATGGTAGAAGAGGTATATTTCGACTCGGCAAGCCCCAGAATGTCCGTGAAATCTACTGTAAATGTGGCATGGTTTTTCTGTTTGTCCTTGGTGATAGTAAAATTCCCGTCACACGTAACAAGGAACCGACGGTTAGGCAGAAGGTCCGTCGAAATATAATAAGGAAACGGCTGCACTAACAATGAATATAGTTCATGCCGGTTCTGATAAAAGGTTTCGGCAATGACGGAATCTAATAAAAAATCAACCTTGATGCCTCTCTCTTTGTAAACAACATCCCGGGGGTGTTGCGGCAGCACTAAACCGTTTATTCTTGGAAGTGTTGTTGTTTCTCGTTCAATATTCGGTGAGTCAGGCGTAAAGCTGCGCACCTTAAAACGTGGGAGAATGCCTGTTAAACTTTGTTCCCCCATACCGTTATTAAAATCAATATATAAATCTAGCATTATGATCTGACACCGCCTTTATAGGCATTCTGGTTGTATCGGTCTGCAGCTTTCTGATCAAGTATCCTGCCATCTCCTTTTTCAAAAGCGATCGTCGCAATTTGTTGGCCGTCCATATGCACCGCAGCGGGATGGATGATAATAGGTTGCTGAGGTATCGCGGCCTGGCCTGCCCCGCCAGACTGTTGCTGAGACAGGAGTGTGATTAGAGCATCGAGCTTTTGGTTTAGGGCAGGCGTGTCAACTTCATTTCGAATGGTAAGCTCTGACTTCATTGAAATGAGCTGATCAGCAGCCCCCTTTATGTTGAAAGCCATCTGATTTAATTCCTGCTTAAACGAGGTCATCGCGTTTTGTGCCATAAAAGCAGCACTTTGTTTTACGTTTTTGGCTTTGTCCTCTATCCCTAACGCAAACCCATCAGAAAAGTTGTTTCCTTCCGCTTTTGTTAGTTTGGAGGGAGAATGAGAGTCAATTGACTTCTTTAAGGTCCGCAAGGCGGATTTCCCCAGGTTCCATGCCGCGCTGAAGAGAGAGCCGTTTTGTGATCCCATTCCATTTATAAAGCCAGTTACAAAGTCAGAACCGACACTATGTGTCTTAACGCTTTTCAGCCCTGTTTTTGCGCTGTTTGCAACACTTTTCCCAGCGCTGTTTGCTGTGCCTTTTTTACTGAGAACGCCGTTGGCCAATTCAGTTCCGGCCTTTTTACCGCCTCCGCCGTCTGAGGTTTTGGCTAAATTGTTCGTTACCGACGAGCTGAGAGAGCCGGCCGCAGATGTATTGGCACCTTTGGTAGACGTTAAACCAGCCTTATGCTTATTTCCTTTGTTTTGCCCTGTCGCATGGGCTTGTCCGCCGCCTTTCCCCATCTCGCTTAAAGCTGATTGAAGTATAGATGATCCTGCTTGTGCATTACCGGGCCTTGTAGAATTGATACCGGTACGAAAGGCATTTCCTTTATTTTGTCCGGCCTGTGCGGGCGTGGTGTTATCTGCGGAAAGTGAATTGTTAAGGGCCTGCTGTAAGACCGTTCCCCCGCCAATAACTGCTGGTGCGGACTGCTTCAAGCCAGCGGAAAAGTCCTCAGCAACCTTCTTTCCTGATTGCCTGGCATTTGTAGGTTTGTTTAATTCATTTTCAAGGTTAGCAACCATCTGAATGGCTTCTTCACGTGCATCTTCTGCTGACAACCCTATTCCTTGGTTAAACTCTTCCAAACCTTTTTGCACCTTCTCGATCGCTTGCTCTTTGCTGTTTCCTAATTCCTGCAGAAAGTCTATTTGCCGCGCTGCCCATCGTTCTTTCCAATTGGCATCATTTTCATCAAATTCTTGCACCATTCCCAGAGAGTTAGTAACAAATTCTTTCTGCTTCTCAAAAGCTTTCCCGGTTTCAAAATCAAGCAGTTTTCCATCTCTAGACATTTTAGAGAAAAGAGAGCTTAGGTTCTTTTCGTATTGAGCAGTATTTTGTGCAATTGCCTCGTTGTTTGCGGCTACTATCCCTGCTAATGCAGCTTTTCTTTGCTCGGGTTCCATATATCCCTGCGCAAATAACTTTTCAATCACAGTTTTGCTGTGCTCCATGTCTTTCTGCGCTGCCTTTGCACCATCTTTATAAACTTTATTAATATCATTGTAGTATTTTTGAGCTTGTTTAAAGGAGAGCTCCCCTTGTTGTTCTGTTACAGCCTTTTGCATAGCCAAAGCCTCTTTTTGATTGGCTGCAAATTTACTGCTGGCCTTTGCGAAGTAAGAGGTAATTTCATCAAATCGTTGTCGCTGAGAGGCATTCATATTAGCTAAAATAAGCCCAGTTTCTTTTTCTAACTCTCTTAATTGTTTAAGTTTATCCCTAGCCTCTTGCTTATCTTTATCAATTGAGCCAACTATCTTATCAGTCATCTTTTCGCCAGCTTTTTTGGTTTTTTCGCTGGTATTAGCATAGATCCCTTTTAAGACGACTAAAGCATCCTTCTTTAACCCCTCAAGTTCTTGGATGAGTTGGTCCCGCATGTTGGAATAAGTTTGAACTATATCAGATGACATTTTTTCAGCTTCTGAACCCGATACCCGGGTCAATTCAAATAGCTGTAGTTCCGCCTTTTCCCTTAAATCCACATAGGCGGAAGCAGATTTTTGTGTTGCTTTAGAAACGCCCTCGCCGTAAAGCAAGGCGAATTCTCGCGCCTCTTCTTGTTGCTTTTTCTGGTTCTTCAATTGTTCAGTGTAAGCGTAAGTAGCAACTGAAATGCCGCCAAGCAACGCTGTGCCTCCGACAATCGCAAGGCCGACAGGACCGGTAAACGCCAAAAGCGCTCCTATTCCAGCTGTAAGGGTGGCGACAGCTGTCGTAACCCCTAATACACCTGTCGCCAAAACGGCTGTTTTCGCTATGGTTTGCACGGTGCCGGAATCCAGATTATTAAACATCATAATCAAGTCGCTGCCCTTGTTTGCTAAATCGCCCAGGGCAGGCAAAAGGCTTTCCGTCAGTTTGATTTTTGCCCCTTCAAGTGCTGACTGAAAAGCTACTATGCTTCCGTGTGCATTGTCCAGCATCGTATCCGCCATCTTTTTGGCGGCTCCATCTGATTTTTCAAGCGCTTTTGTATTTTCCCCGAGAGCTTTCGATCCTTTTTGAAGAAGGACAGCCCAATGTTTATATGCTTCAGCGCCCACAATCGTTTTTAGTGCTGCAGCCTGCTGCTCTTTGGTCATGCCTTTCAGACCTTTTTCCATTTCCTCAACGACTTCCGGCATGCTTTTCATGTTTCCGGCTGCATCGAAGAAATCAAAACCTAATTTTTTGACAAGCTTCGAAGCCTTACCTGTTGGCGAAGCGAGACGGATCAAGGACGTACCAAAAGCCTGCCCGGCAATTGAACCTTGAAGACCTGCGTCACCAAAAGCCATAATGGCGGCCGCTGATTCTTCCATTCCCCAGCCAAGAGAATTAGCGTTCGGCGCCAAAAACTTCATGGCTTCGCCCATCTGTTCAACATTGGTATTTGCATTGGCTGCGGCGTAAGCAATGACATCCGAGGCGTGCCCTGACTCTTTTGCTTTTAGAGCAAAGGCAGACATGATATTTGATGTAATATCCGCGGCCATTCCTAATTCCAGTTGACCGGCCGCCGCCAGACTGAGCATTCCCGGCATTGCGTCATAAATGTCATTCACCTTAAATCCAGCCATTGCCAAAAAACCCTGTGCATCCGCTGCCTGACTTGCTGTGAAGACAGTGGTTGCACCGAGTTCTTTTGCTTGTTCTCTCAATTTCGCGATCTCTGCCGCCGATCCGCCGGAAATGGCCTGGACTTTACTCATTTGCTTTTCAAAGTCCATGCCGACCTGAACAGCATCACGTAGGGACAGAGCCAGCGCACCAAAGGCGATGCCCGATGTCATAGCTACTGACGAACCAACGGAACGCATTTTTCCGCCAATTGAATCCATTCGTTCGCCCATGATCCGAACACGGGAGGAAGCTCTTTTCGCTGCCTCCTCTAACGCTTTTATCCTCTGAGTCGTACTATTTAGCGCGTTTTGCGTCTTATTCATTGCGGCAGTAGCGTTATTTAAACGGCGGGCGAGGGTTTGAGTTTCTTTAATGTCTTTCCCTTTTTTTATAGCCGCGTCTGCATAAGCTCGCTCAAGAGCCTTTACTCTGCGTTTATGTGTTTCCAATTGTTGTGTTAATGTTTTTTCGGTTACTTGAGCAGTTTTTAATTCGTTTCCCCACACACCCACTGCCGTACGGTTTTTTTCAAATTCCGACTTCAAATTTTTCATTTGAACAGCACAAGCGCTCATTTCTTTTTTAAACTCAGATGAATTCGAATACAGTCTGACCTTTATGTCTTTGCTCAACCGGGCACCTCCTTATCCGAGAAATTGATCGATATACATAGGTTCGTCATTGTTTTTGGCCTTCGTTTGTGTCTTCTCTTGTGATTTTCTCCGAGCCAGTCTTTTCAGATGATAGACAATGTCCATTTCGTCAATTTGATTCTGTGTATATCCGACTTCCTCAAGTGCGTTATACATATCAAGGACTGACTCGGATAGACTTACTCCCCCGGCTCGTCACCGGTGGGAATTTCCCCATTATGTAAAAGGGCAGCTGCTTCTGTGATGTTTCCCATTACGTAATTCGCAACGGCATATATTGTTCTTCCTGCTAACCGTGCGTCAATGCCTTCTTCAAACTCATCAGCTGTGAATCTCTGACCGAAGGTATTACAGACGAATTCAATTTGTTCATCAGTAAAAATGCGTTCCTCATCTTGTGATTCAAAATCATCAGCAATCTTTGCAGCCTTCCGGAACAATAAACCTGTAATGTGGTCAGGTGTAACAAATTTTTTATCTTTGCCATCAAGTCGAAGTGTAATAGACAATGCTTCCATGTAAGTTCCTCCTTTTTCATATAAAAAGAGCGCTCTTAGGCGCTCAATGAATTATTTACCGACATCAACGACAGGCGTTCCCTCTTTCGTGATGTCCTTATATACAACTTGTTTAAACCATGTTTCCGCGTTAATCCCATTGGCCTTATCTTCTTCTGCTTTTGCATCCCATCTGCGCTTACCCTCTTTTACATTAGTAAGAGGCATGAATTTAATTTTGACCTGCGCTGTTTGGGGCGTAGCTTTGCCTTCGTCCGTTTTGTGTTCAACCGGTACTAATTCTGGGGTTCCTTTAAGCACCCAATAGTATCTGTACCCGCCGGTAGAGAGCTTGGCCCGGAAACCAAGAGCAATCTCCAATGTCTTATCATCAGCACTAGAAAAATGAATGCCATTCTCCACTTGCTTACCGAAAATCCTTGACTGCATGTCAAGAGGAAGGTCGGCAACTTCCATTTCACCATCAATATCACCTAAGCTATTAACAGTGGCATATGCCACGTTGTCAGCATAAAAAACCTCTTGTTCTGATTTAGGATCAATTTTCAAGTTAACGGCACCCGGTATTTCTTCGGGAACAGAAAATTTTAATTCATCTTTTGTGTCTTTTAATACTTCTGCGATATGAAACATATCCAAACCGGATAATACTTTCCCCATCTATTTCCCCTCCTGATAATAGGTTTTTTTATAACGTCTGGCCTTATGAAAGACCTTTGTGTCTGTTTCGTATAAATCTTGCGAATCATACCGGCTGTAGCCGATTTCTCGCATAAGCTTGTCTATTTCGGCAGCAATCGCTGTTTCTTTGCCGCGGGTACTCGCTTGAGTGAAAATGCTGATCTGATAACGCACCTCAAACGAATAGACCTTGTTGTCTGCAAAGTCCTCATCAGCGTCTTGAATCTCTGAAAAAACTACTCTTGGAAATGCGCTGACATCATTCGCACCGAGGTTATGAATTCCGCCAGATGCCAGGCCTTTTAATAAGGCACTGGAATTAAGTGTGCTCACTAATTCAATTTTAGGAGAGTAGGTCATTTGATCGGCGCTGTAAGTATTCGCTCCATTAATTCCACAGCAGGCCCCTCCCCTTCTTTCCCGCCTTTTTCTATGAACGGTTGCGGCGGCATTTTTGAAGTTCCCCACTCCAAGAAACTCCCGCGATACGCTACCTTTTTATTCGGACCAACGGCCACAAACCTCACTCCGTCCTTGGATTCTCTGACATTGGAGACTGTGATGTTGTCCTGCATATGAGGTTGTTTTTTATCACTCCGGTTAACGTGGGAGCGTTGCCGTTCAGCGATAATTTCACCGCCGGCCTTTAGCGCTACGGGTTCCACTTTTTCAACGTCTCCGCCGATTTTTTCAAAATACTGCGTTAGATCATCTATACCGTCAAAGCTCATATCAGCCATTGATTCCCACCTCCTGACAAAGAATCTCAAGCTCTTCCTCTTGGTCTTCCGGATCGTTTGTGTCCAAAATATCAAAAACGCGTTCCGTCTTATCTTTAGGAACGCGCTTAACAATCCGCATATTCGGTTTTATATCCTTCCGGTAACGCACCGTGATTTTTTTAGGGGTCTTGACTCCCAATGCTCCGGCAATCATAGTTTCGCTATTTCCAAGAGAGCCAGCCCCCTCCACAGCTCCCCAGACAGTGAATAAGTCCACATAGGTTGCATTCCAGTTACCTTCTTCATCCTGTGTCTCGGTTTTCTTTTGAAAGGTCAGACGGTGCCGAAGTTGGCTGATCTTTTTTCTCATTTTCTAGTTCCTCCACAGATACATAACGCAGCTGCGTCAATATATTTTCAGCAGTAAAAGGGATAGACGAGCCGGTTCTCCCAGACTCATATATCCCTTTGTTTTCATACCAATGTTCAACAAGCATTTGAAGTACCAGCTCAAATTGCGGGTGCCCTTCGATATACCGGCCTATTCCATTGATGATATGACTTTTGGCCGCCGCTATTTGTTTCAAGAGCTGGCAATCATCTTCTTCATGCTCGACCTTTAAATAATTTTTAATAGCCTCTAAATCCATTCAGGACACACCGCCTATTCTGTCGGTTCTTCTTCTGTTCCTTTCAAAGCAGCCAGGTCACTTTCAAGGTTATTCATTTTTTGTTTCAATTCATCAAGCACTTTTGTAATTTCGCTGTTTAAATGCTCCAGCATTACGCTGCCAGAGCCGATATTTTTACTCCGAACGGATTTTTCCCCAAGCATTTCATGCGCAATGCTGCCCTCTTCAATAACAGCCGGATCACCTTTGTCTCCCTTCTCACCTTGGGGTCCTTGCTCACCTGTATCTCCTTTTGGTCCGGCCGGTCCCGGTTCACCCTGTGGTCCCTGTTCTCCGGGTTCTCCCTTATCGCCTTTTGGTCCCTGTGGGCCAGTTTCACCCGGTTCTCCTTGAGGACCTTGTTTACCGGTATCGCCTTTGTCTCCTTTCTCCCCTTTTTCACCCTGCAACCCTTTTACAAAAAGAGGATTTTCTTCGCTGTTTTCTTTGAGATAGACCGGCGTTATCGCCTTGCCATCTTTTCCTTTTTCAGATGAAGTTTTGACTCCATTACTTTCATATAAATAATCTTCAGCCATCGGTAATCATCCTTTTCCGTTTATTTTTTATTCCGTTTTTCCGTCAGACTCAGAACCGGAAAGCTCTTTCAATTTATCTTCAATAGCCTTGAGACGATCTAAAATAGATGAATTTAAGTGTTCTTCCATTACACTGCCGGAACCGATATTCCTGCTGCGGACCGACTTATCCGCCAACATTTCATTGGTTACGCTTCCGGGTCCTGGTTCAGATTGGTTGCCGCCTAAACTGACCTCTTGTCCATCTTTAATGACCTTGCCCCCGGCAATTTCTAAAACACCGCCGATGACGGTACGATTTCCCCCGTCGGCGGTGTAGTTTTTAGTTACTCGCATGATAACCCTCCTTTATTACTCAGCAGACAACGTCAATTGACCGTACACTACAGCCTCAGAATCCCACAACTTCACGTCTTCACGCTCAATTGCGCGCACTTTAGTTGTATTTGTCTCAAATGCACCAGCCCCGACATCAGTAGAAGCAATAGACTGCTGCTGACGGTCAAATAAAACGATAGCCTCCTTCAAGTCACCAATAATCATTGGTGCTTTTCCAGAGACTGTCTTGAGGACTTTATTTGAAATAACCACGACACGGCGGCCGAACAGCATTTTGTTTGTTGGTTCAGTTGGAATATCCTTCAAGAGATACTTTCCATCTCCGTCTTTCAGTTGATCAAGGTAATCAAATCCGTCTTGGTTCGTCATGATAATAGCTCCGGCAGAGATAGCAGGATCAAGAGTTACGTTAAGTGTCTTCTTAATGTCATCCAGGCCTTTGAATTGAACCTTTTTCAAAGAATCAAGGATTGAAAGAATTAAAGCATTCCGCGTCGTGATTGATTTCTTCACAAACCATCTTGCGACATAAGACATAACAGCCTGGTCGGTATCTTGCAAAAGAGTATTTGATAACGGCAGGATGCCCGCATAATCAGTAATGCTGTAAGAAAGTTTGGTAAATTTCGGTTGATCTGTTTCTGCAATCTCGTCCATTTCTTCTAAGACGGCAAACGGCGTCATGTCACTGTTTTTCTCAAGCATACGTGTACCTGAACGAGTCGCAACTGGCTCAACTGTTACATATTGTTCGAGCTGATGTTCCTGTTCCCGTTTCAATTCCTTGATCGTTCTCGAAATATCTTCCGGAATTAGAATGCCGCCGTCCTCTTCATTTTTACCAGACATCGCACGAAACTCTTCGCTTTCAAACAAGTCGCGCTCTTCCTCCGTTAAGCGTTTGCCGCGGAGGGATTTCATGAAAGCTTGAGTAAACATTTTTTGTCGTTCTTCCTTTGCCCCTGTATCGCCGGACCTGCCTTCCGGGTTGCGCTCTTGCTCGGGCACAAAGTGTACAACGCCCGGTAAATCCGGGACATCAAGTGAACGTCCTTCAGCCATCAAGTCAATTTGATTTTTTAGCTGTTTCACTTCATCGAGCAATGCACGCGCTTCATCGGTATTACCCTCCTGCAGCGCCTTGTCTGCTTGCTGCTTCTTTTCAGTAAACTGTTGTCTTAATGAGATTTCTTTTTTGCTCATTTGCATTGGCATAAAATCATTTCCTCCTTGTTTTCTGCACTAAAAAAGACCTTACTCCGGGAGTACAAGGCCTAATAGTTCCAATTCCATTTTCAACGCTTCATTTGATGAATTACGTCTTTCTTTCAGCTGCTCTACCTTTTCTAAACTGCGGGCACCTACAACCGCCTCAGTATCGCTGTAAGCAGGGGTAGTGACGAGTGAAATATCAAAAATACGATTGATTTTATTGATTCGTCGTTCGTAAATGTCCTCATCTTCATTGATACGCCATTCATCTGCCTCAGCATCCCCATAATCAAGTGAAAAAGCAAAGGAGCATTGATTGATCACACCGCTCCGGACATTCTTTATTAAATCACGCGCATATGATGTGTCTGAGGGCTTAAATCGGAATTTGAGGCCTATCCCGTCTATTTCTAATTCAAGACGGCCAGTATCCTCGGAAACGGTATTTCTCGCTAAGGGGAAATCCTGCTTATGATTGAAAAGGGCGATGACGTTAGACATGTCAGCTGAGTCAAGGGCTGTTCTGCTGATTATCTCTTTAAACCATCCCAAGCGTTCTGACCATTTTTCGAATTTGAGAGCGTACCCTTCGATATATTCACTCTGCCCCTCACCTTCGGAACGCAACTCAATCGGCGTCGTCAAATGCCGAACCTCTTTATCCTTCATTCTTGTTGTCACCCCCCTTCATGGCGCCGCCAGCTTTAAGCCGCTGATATTCTTCCACAAAATCAAGGAACACATAGTTTAAGCTGGAGATATATTTGTCGCCGTTTTCAATAGGGTTGCGCTCAAGTAATTCTCTGATTTCGTCTTTATTTAGCACTCCTGTTTCATGAAGTGTTTTCAAATACTCCGCTTGCGTCTTACTGTCGCCGCGCAGCTCGCTGTCTATATTGAATTTCACGTAATGGCCGCTTTTCTGATCGTGATCTAAGAACAATTTAACGTTTAGTTCTTGTTCAAAATTCACAATCCAAGGCTGCAGCGTGTTTCTGACATATTCAATGGACTGATGCTCAATATTTGAAAATGTCGCTTTATCCAATTCGTTCAGCTTATGCAACGGTACTTTATAAATCATGGAAATCTGTGCTTTGTTAAACTTCATAGACTCAACGAATTGAGCTTCTTGCAGAGGCATGGAAATAGATTGATATTCCAGTCCGTTATCTATAATGGCGATATTTTCACCTTGATTCACCCGTTTCCACTCTTTGCGCACGTTCTCTTTTGGTTTTTCATCCAGGAACGCCGGGACTTTCAATATCCCCCGAGGAGTTGCCTCGTTCTTGTACAGTTTGGCGTTATATTTTGTGGCAGCCGCTTGCGCCCCGATATGCTCCCGTACAACGCCAATAGGTGATTTACCATGTATTCCGTCAGTCGAAAGCCCTTTAAAATGCAGCACTTCGTAGTCGTATAATTCAACGGGTTTCCCGTTTATCACAGTTTGATACCACAGCATCCCTGTTGTCGGATGAACGTAAGCATTCGTGTAATCAGGGCGTAAGGGGAAGAGAGCTTCCGGATAACCATGTGATCCGAATTGAATATATGAATATGCATTCCCCCAAGTCAGAACATGAGTCATCATGAGCTTTTTCCACGTGAAGGCTGTCATGTAAGGATTCGGCCGAGCATAAACAGCATGCGCGGACATGTGCTCCGGTTTCCGCTCTATGCCGCCTTCCGTTCTTTTATATGTGTGGATCGGCAGTTTGGCAATGTCATCCGACAATACATTGACACATGCAAAAATGTCCGGCTGCACAAGTGAGTTGCTTTCACTCACTCTCTCACCGCTTGCTGTTTTCCGGCCGCCGAACATGTTTAATAAAATGTTGTTAAAACCATCTTCATGATCTGACGAGCCAGAACGTTTCTCAAACATTCGTTCAAGCAGCATTTATATCACCTCGCCTTCTTTGATATGAGGTACGCATAAAACATTAAAAAGACACCCGTCAGAATAAGACCGATGTTTGCGCTCCATCTATAGACAGCTGTCAGAATAAAGGCGGCTCCCGCCATAAACAGCAGATCATTTATTATCAAGCAGAAAAAAGAAAGCAGGGCTTTCATATACTTGGGGTGAAAAAACCACTTAAAAAAAGCTTTGATCTTTTTCCTGACTTTTTTCATTTTCTCACATCCTAAAAACTGAAATTCCCAGAGCCGAAGTGATTATTTAAATCTACTCTATGGTTTGTGTCGTGATACATCGCTCTGGCGTAAGCATTTATAACAGCCGCAATAGGGTCGATTCTCTGCGGTGATTTTGCTTTATCCAGCATGATATTCTCTTGCGGATCCATTTTCGTAATTGCGTTATTAATTGCCCATGTTAAAACCGGATCATCGCCATGCACGACTTTCCTTTCAAATACCTTTTCTCGAAAGCTTTTTGTTGGTAATGAAAGATGATTGATTCTCTGCGGCAGTTCCACCATTGTATGCCCTTTTGATTCAAGCCGCTGCGCTAAATGAAGAGCATTCCACTTGTCATATGCTGTCTCTTGTAGCCGAAAACGGTTTTTATGAATAAATTCAATGATCCATTGTTCAACTAATTGATAGTCAACTGCTTCGCCAGATGTATAAGTGATAAATCCCATCTCTCTCCACAAATCATATGGCACTTTATCCGTCGCCATTTTTTCTTTGGCTCGCGCTTCAGGCATAAAGGAATGTTGACCGACATAGAAAAAGCCGTCTTGCATGGCCACATATCCAACGGAGGTTAAGTCTGTTGTCATTGATAAATCAAGGCCCAAATAAACGGGCAGTCCTTGCAGATCAGGAATTTCCCCGCTGCAAGCGCGCCATTTTGTCATCTTCATATAACCATTATCCTTCTGGTCAACCCATCGGTTCATATTTTTGGTGAGGAAACTGCGCATCTTTTCAGGCACTTCAAGAGCCACTTTTAAAGCAGAACGTAATGACTCCATCCCCTCGGGGTACGTTGCCACAATCGGATTCGCCTTGATCCAATTTGATTCATCTTTTATGTCATCTTCCGGGTCCAGTTCACAGATCATAACAAAATAATCATCATTCTCCGTGTCAATGTCTGGATCAAGAATTTTACTCGTATATTGATATTCCTTAAAGCATGGCCGCTCCATGTTGAAACCCGCTGTCGTAATAACGGCCATTAACGGACTCCGCCGGGCGACCATTCCACTATCCAGGACGTCGTAAATCTCACTTGTTTCATGTGCGTGGTATTCATCCACGATTCCCAAAGATGGGTTTTTACCATCCCCGAGCTTCCGGGCCTCACGGGAAAGAGGCTGGATAATGGAGTTTGTTTTATATTTTTTCACGCGGCCGTTGGCAGAGGTATATTTCCCTTTGAGTATCGGCGCGTGATGCAGTTGCTCAAGAATTGCCTGGTATACTTCATCTGATTGTTCACGGGACCAGCCTGCGATAAATACCCGGTGTTTTTCTTGTGTCGGGAAAATCTCATACGACGCGATTAAAGCTAAAAATTGCGATTTCGCATTTTTACGGGCCAGCTGGATATAAGCTTTCCGAAACCGGCGGGCGCCATTTTCTTTTTTATAGAATCCGTATATGTTGGCCGCAATAAAAAGCTGAAAGTCTGTTAATTCAATCGGCTGCCCTGCAAGTATACCTTCGACATGATTAAATTGCCGCGACCATTCATAAAAATCCACCACAGCTTCAGCATCAAAGTAATAAGGGCAGTCATCTTCTGCGAGCCGGTCAACATCTTTAAAAAATCGCTCTACAGCCCATTTTTGCCTTTTGCCTGCCTTAATTTCTCCGGAGTGAATTTTCTCAGCATATGACCAAACCCGCTCAATGAGAATTTCGGCTGTAATCTCTTGCATTACATGCGGCCCCCGAACCGTTCTTCCTCTTTAGTTTTCTGTTTTCCGTCATCTTTTTTCGGGATGACAAGTTTACAACGAGAGGAAATGGTTAACCCCAGATCACTGGAAGCTTGCCTGCATTGTTTAAAAAGCTTGTCCTGATTGATTAAAAGATCGGAATAGTCATCATTCGGAACAATTTTTTCTTCTTCTCCTATTACATTTCCGTCATCATCCAATTTTCTAATGATCACTGTTTTCATTGGTCCTCGTTCAAGCAACTGCTCCGTTACTTGCAGATATAATTTTCGAGCAAACAAAAAACGGGCGAGCGCATCAACATCTAAATTAGTCATAATTCCGATGTTTTTAAGCTCATCCGCTATCTTTTTAAACTCTCTTTTTAAGTCTTTTGGCAAATATGATGGAGCCTTCACTTTGTCGCTCGGCGCCTTTATTTCTTGTTCCCTGCGTTCCTCAATCTCTTGCTTTGTCAAGTTTTTCTTGCCTTTATAAAGTAACAAGTCCACAGGTTGCCGCGGTCTGGCCATTCCCTCACCTCCTTCCGATTTTTCATTTAGGGAATTTATCAAAATGGGGAGGGGAGCGCGGTCTCCGGCAAACGTCCTCTAGGGATTTAAGGGTGGGGGGTCTCCATCTCCTTCTTCAGCTGGCTCATGGCTGCTTGTATTTTTGTTTGTGCTGCTTCTATTTTCTTTGAATATAGATCGACAGCTGATTCCTTTTTCATGTTACGACGAAGAGCAAACATCTTTCTTATTCTGTGCTGCATTCGTCTGATGTCCTCGTTCGTATAGAAGGATGTATACTCAGCCTTGCAGCGTGGACACTTGATATAATGCTCTTTGATTCCGTTGTCGTGCTTCCTGATCTTTGAACATCCTTTGATAAGCAGTCTGGTCATACATTGATCACACACGCACGTTTGATGTTCTGTTCCCAAATCCTCCATCCTCCTTCGCTGTCTTCCGGCCATGGCACGGGGCACATAGGGGCTGCCATTTACTTGAATCCCAGAATAGTTTCATGTCTCCTTTATGCGGAACGATATGATCGACAACTGTCGCCGGGGTTCTTCTGCCTTGCATCAAGCAGGCAGCACATAACGGATGCTTGGACAGGTAGCCAGCGCGCGCCTGCCTCCACTTGCTGTTATACCCCCGTTTGGCAGCAGACTCCCGGTATTGATCATAGGCCGGCTTGGTTCGCCTGTGCTGTTCACAGTAGCCCTCTCGCGTCAGGCTAGGACAGCCGGGTTCATTGCAGGGCTTTAAAGCTTTCTTCATGATTGAATGCCCCCATGAGGAAAATGTATAGTTGTGAATTTTTGATCATCACAATAAAGTGTTTCGGCTACAGCATCATTAACCGGCATTTCATGTCTATCCTCATCTCTTTTTTTGATCGCATCTTGGTATGAATATCCATCCTTATCGGCTAGGAATTCTTTATTCAAAAACAGCAGATAGCCACAATCGAGACCCCGTTCACCTAAAAAGAATTGTTTAACAAAATCAAATTTTTCAATAGCCTCTTCTACAAAGACCTTGTCTTCATCTAACATTTCACAAAGACGTTCCTTTTGCTTTTTTAGCCGTTCAATTCTTTGATCTATGCCTTTAATTGATTCTTCAAGAGTAGGTATTTTCTCTTCTAAAGCATAACGCGCTTGCTCATAGACCTTGTTTCTCAATATATTTTTCATTACTCATTCACCCCTTCAGCTCTAATCGAACTAATCAACAAATTGTATTCCTCAATCCATTCAGCGGGAATCTCGCAGTTTGCGTCAATGCATCTATTAATAGCCGCCTTTAAATCTTCTGCTCTGCGTTCGTTATGCAACCAATTGGGCATTACACCCAACGGTGGCTTAGTACACTCTTTCAGTGGACTGAATGCGAAATGCGTCAATCCCTTTATGACACTCATGCTTATCCTCCTTCATATTCTTTCTAAACTGCCCCCGCACTCAAGCCGATTCACGCTGATTGTTTTCCCTGAGAATTACCGGACGCAGTTTACAGAGAACATAAAAAGCGACCTCCATCGGAAGCCGCTCTCAGCATCATTTATTTTTCAGGAGAATATAAATGCCTAATTCTTTATTCCAGATAAGATCATCCTTAGACGGTTTTCCCTTCGCCACCGCTCGCACCTCCCACCATATAAAAAGCGCCTTCCCATATGGGAAAGCGCCTGCCTGTTTATTACCTATTACCATAATACCTTATCTAAAACAAAATGGTGTGCCGTTATCGTGCCATAATCGTGCCATTTTTCTCATTCTAGATACTATTCTTAAATTCTTAACTCTAATTGGCTAACAACAACTACGATCTTTCTTAACGCTATTCAGAATAGTATCGCGATCTCCTTTCTTAATCCCTATCTTTTTAAGAGTAATACCCGTAACCTCGTCCCAACCAATATTGTGATGAGTCTCTGAATAAAACCTATAGGCTTTTTTATACCTTTTAGGTTTAATCCCCATATTTTCTAATACAAAAGTTAATCTTAATCTATCCATTATTTCCGTACTTGGACCATAGCGAGTTGCCAGAATGCGCCATATAAAATAAATTGCTCTATATCTTTCTAGTACTCTTTTACTTTCATCATCATCTATTATCTTAAGTTTTAAAACTGAATTTAACAGTTCTTCAACTAATTCAAGCAATCTTTCTTCTTTCAATGTTCCTTTTCCGTCCTCTATAAATTTCAAGCTTTCTATTGACTCACAGATTGAAAGTATTTTAGGCGTCGCATATTTCAAATTATTTCTTGTATGGAAGTATATATCTTCTAACCAATGTTTATAAATTTGTTCCACTGAAATATCACGTCTAAATAAAGAATTGTATTCATAAAAACTAAAGATCTTATAAAGAATAGGCGAATATAGTTTTTCATATGTATTCCTTTTAGAAGCAGAGCTCTCTCTCCTTAAAAAAAAGAAGTGTGCTAAAAACCCGCCCAAGCCTGCAGAAAGTAAAGTTCCTACAGAAGTTATAAATGGTTGCCAAAAAATTAAATCATCCACATGTTTACCCCCTCTAAAAATCAATTATAACATTTTCCAATTAATCATAACTTATATTGTGTCCAATTCCCCGAATCGCTGAATCCTTTGCCATCACTATGTTTAATTCATTTCTCTAAAATGAGTTTGACATTTTCTCAATATGGTTTATTCATAGGAAAAGGCATAAAAAAAGCCCGTCTGTTTTTTAAACAGATGAGCTTATAAGCTGAATGCATCCATTGTTTGATCCATGGTGTCTTGAGTAATTCCAATGTATCTGAGCGTAATGTCAGGACTTGAATGATTAAATATCTCCTGCAGCAAGGCAACGTCTTTAAATTTCTTATAGTGCCAGTATCCGAAGGTTTTTCTCATTGTATGGGTCCCGATACCATCAAGACCAACATAATCAGCCGCTTCCCTTAAAATATTATATGCCATACTGCGGCTTATCGGTTTATTTAGTCCTTCGCGGCTTTTGAATAAGAATTCTTGATCGTCCTTGTCCTTGATATAACCGGCAAAAGCCTTCCTTAATGCTTTATTGATTTTGATTCGCTTTTGTTTACTGGTCTTTTGCTCTCGCAGGTCGATATACATGCGCTTCACGTCCCTAACCCTTAAAAACCGCAAGTCTGATATACGCAGACCTGAATTAATTCCGGCCACAAAAAGAAGGTGATTCCGTTCGCTCCGTTCTTTCAGGTACTTTTTAATATAATAAATCTGATCTAAATCCCTTATAGGTTGAACAAAATTCATTACGACGCGCCCCCATCCTTATAGACTTCCGCGCGAAGGGCAAAGGCCAACCGGTAAAATGCTTTTGCTTTCGTCCGGTAGTAGCTGCGCTGGCTGATTCTCATTTCTGCATAGACTTCATAATCATACATCTCTTCATTCTGCATGTAGAGCATGACAAGAATTTGCCGCTCCTTTTGAGAAAGTCGGTTAACCGCTCTTTGCATTCTCTTTAAAAACCGTTCCCTTTCAATCTCCCAATCCATGCGTTTTATTGCTGCGTCTTCTGTGGAGGAATGAAATTCATTCGAAAAGCTGGGAGGGACAAGGCTATATGTTGCGGTCACTTTCGGCAAAAAATCTTCCGGCACTTGTAGCAAGTACATGCGATATTTTTCGAGCAGCTCTTCTGTCTTCGTTTTCGTTGCTTCTTCGTCAATTTGAGGTATGTTCAGTGTCATTTGATTCATCAAAATCCCTCCCGTTATTATTTCTGTCTAAAAGCTCCGCCACGGCCTCTTTTGTAGGTCGGTCTGTTTACCCCCATTAGGTCTTCTAAATCGCGCTTGCTGAGCTTCTGCGATTTTTCAGATGGCTTTAAACAACATTCTTTATTAATAATCGACTTAGGTTTGGGTAAACACGTTCCGAATTTTCTTAGGTTTTCCCCCAGTTCTTCACACGCCCGTTGCATTGTTTTCATTTTTTAACCTCCATTCAAATAAAAACGGACACCAACCAGAGCACAGTGATTCTGTGCAATGATCAGTGTCCGCAGGCTCTCCGTCTTGGACATATTGTTTTTTGATTACTTCACGTAAAATTTTGCTGATTCAAATGTTCCGATATAGTTCCGCTTGCTGGAATCAGCATAGCGATTCAGATCATTGATAAACCGTTTTTTTTCATTTCCATCATAGGTATCTGATTCACATCTAAATAATCATGAAATAAAAAACAGACACCAAACAAACAGCGCTAAAGCTGTAAGTTCAGTATCCGCAGGCTTTCCGTCTTGGATTTTTAATTGGATTTATGGTCCTTTAAATTTTCAATTGCTGCTTGTATCAATTCCTCTAAAAGTTTGTTTCGCTTGTTATTAGAATAAAACCCAATTACAGCTATAGACACAAAAAAGATAAACATAGTAAAAATTGTTATGATTGTTGTTATGTCCATAACAACTTCATTCGCCCCAGATTGATTTACTTTTAGAGCGTCAACAATAGCTGGGTTTCTGATAACAAATAAAAATATAGGTCCAGATAATATTGTCAGGATAGTTCGGAGTAAGATTTCATAGCTGCCTTCTGTACTCCTGGTTTTAATATATCCACCTAACATTCTTAATTTTGCTAACTCAAAATTACAATACACTAGTAGAGCTACTTGTAACCTTTCCAGATTTGTTATTAAATCTTTAACATCTAATTTTTTCAGATCAGTTAAAAATCCTTCACCTTCACAAATAGGATTGTCCAACCATTCCTCTAAGTTGTTTGGTTTTTTCTTTGAGGAAAACGCAGATTTATGGACTATTAAAATCGATATCCAAACTATTAGGTTTGATCCTATAACATAAACATCAGCACTTATACTTTTAAGGCCAAGACTATCTAAAAACGAACATATAATCGAAACTAGCAGAAGTAATCCAGTAAAAATCCCCAGAATCTTCAATGGAATTATTAAGTTCCTCCTAAAAAAACTCATCATAATTGCACAGATCCTAGGTAATTTAATGGTTTCAATTGAATTTTTCGAAGTGGATTCCTTAGTTCTATTCCTACTTCAATTTTATTAATATCTCCAACATTTTCGACTAGTACTAAAACATATTTATCTCCAAATTCTTCAGCAACAAGTCTTTCTCGTTCTGACAAATAAAAAGTGCAGTTCTTATTTTTGAATTTGGTTCCTTTAACCTCGATAAACTTCTCTGTGCCATCAGGAAAATAAGATTTAATATCATAGCCATGTCCATCTTCTCTGCTAGAAACCCAGTCAACCATCTTAGCCAGATCACTTTTTCCTGACGTTCTTAAATACTCTTTTTCATAATTATAAACAAACTCTTCGGCAATTTTCCCAGTGATTTCATTTTCAATTTCTTTTTCTCGACGAAGTTGTTTATATTTATCTACGTTAATTACTCTTCTAGGCAGCTTCTTTTTTGTTGATTTTGATTCACCAATTAGAGCTTCGACTTCTGTTAAATAGAACTCATAAACATAATCATAAAATAGATTATTTAATGCCACTAAATCATTTAGCATTTGATTTTCATCAAATGTGAATAAATTATATTTCTTGTTAATAAGAGCACTGGCAGCATACTTTTTGGGCCTCTCAGATTTACCCAAATAAAATTCATTTGTATTAAAACCTAATAACTCATCATTCAATTGAATTTGTTTTGCAAAAAATTCTCTACCTTGTTTAGCTTGTTCTCTAATTTTTGATAGACTGAATTTTTCAGTGCCTGTGGCAATGCTCAAATAAAAGTTTTGACCGTCTTCTGAAAACAAAATAACAATATAAATCCCTACTTGTGTTGATACTCTATTCCCTTTAGTTGTTAAACGATCATCAAGAAAAGCAATCCAAAATGAATCTGAAATTCTACCAGTACCTGTAGAGGCTTTTATGCTGATATGGTCTAGATTTTTGAATTGCCTTTCCTTTAAGGCTTTTTCAATAGATGCTGGAATTTCGTTGCGAAACAGTTGAAAAAAATCATGTTCTCTGTTGTCTACTTTGAGCTTTTTATAATCATTAAAACCTCTCCAAAATCGATCTACATCAAATAAGGTATATTTAAAGCTATCCAAAATAATACTCCTTTTAATCTAGGACTTAGTAATCACATTATACCTCATTCTTCTAAAATTTTCATAATTAATCAACACCTTAAATTTACCCTGTAATCCAATAAGGCATAATAGCTATAACAAAAAAAACACCTATTACAATCAATAATATAAGCCAGATATTTGTTTTATCCCGTTTAGCGATAATGGTATCGCCGATCATTTTCAGATCGTCAGACCGAGCGACCAGCGTCGGAATGTAGTCCGGGTGAACCTTTAAAAGCTCAGCCGCCTGCTCGACGGTCATTGCTTCGTCCTTCGTGGCCTTCACGTTCCGTTGTAGTTCGACTTGTAATGGTATCACTCCGCAGCCCCCTCCATGTCATAAACTTCAATCGGCGGCATTTCGCCAAGCATGCTGAATATGATTCTTCTATTCTCAATAAGACTTTTATCAAGATCAGCCGCACTTTGCTTTTTAATGATTTTGATTAAATCCTCACCGACACTTTCAAAAAGTTTCAGTGTGTCTTCTTTGTCGAGTGTCTTTTGATAGATTGAAGGTGTCATCGGAATTTTAAGGACCTGTAGTCCGGTTGTTACCTCTGACACGTTAATATGATTGAACGTTGGAATCGCGAAGAAACAGTATTTTCCAACTTGGATTTCATGGCCAACCGCCGGCTTCCATTTGCTATCCTTTGGCTTACGTGTATTACTAAAGGCGAGATAGAACTTCTTCACTTTTTTGTCTACTGTGATTTTCATTCCGCAGCCCCCTCCAATGCTGTTTTGGCAACGGCGCCCCAATCCATATCAATAGCGGGCGGACAGTCTTCAAATTCATTTGTGTATGTCGTGTCATCAGCGTAAAATTCTAATGCGTTTCTATAACGCTTGTTCTCCTCCTGCAGCAACTTAATATCTTCCTGCGCCTGCCGAAACTGAATGACCGTGACTTCCTGTTGGCGCTGGTGCTCCCGATTCATAGCCTGTTGCATGATTAACTCTTCCGCGAGCTTTTCGGCTGCTGCTTCTAAAGAAATTTGCTCAGGTGTACTGGCTGGCGTTTTTGAAAGGGCGCAAATGTAAGAGCCGGTATATAAAACCTCACCTTTTGACAAGTTGATTTTGAATTCTTTCATGCCCGGGCCTCCCGGTCTAAAAGACATGTTTTGCATACAACCCATTGAGCTGAATAATATATTTTTCCGCAGCGTTCACACTTGCGGGCAATTTCGTTTTGATACATTTTCCGTTCCTCCCCCGCAGGGGAAAACCCCTGCTAATTGAATTTATGGCCGATCTCGTAATCACAACGAGCCAGGCCGCCTTTTACTGTTTGAATGATTGTTTTACCGTGTTCGGGTGCCTCAACGACATACGCGGCGTTTTGGTTGCCGTCTAACACGATGACGGACACCTTTCCAGGCTCAATAAATTGAGAAACACTTGTATTTTGATTGAGTGATATATGTTTTGGCTGCATGTTCAAAGCCTCCGTATGGTATAATAAAAGTGTCGAGTTTTTATTTACCATACGGTGGCGGTTGCTTTAGCGGCCGTCCTTACATCCAATATTTTGACGGGAAGAGCTGCATACCAGCCTTTGGTTTTTCCGTCGGAATGATTGGGTGTTTTTTTATATACTCAAGGCGTTCCTCTTTGCTCATCACCCGCGTTGTAACTTCTCCGTGCCGACGCAAGTTTTTGTTTTCTGTCATGGTGCTGTCCTCCTATTCTTTATTCATGCCTTTGATTTGAAGATTATATAAGCGCTCAAGCTCTTCATCTGTCTGGCGGTTTAAAAAATCTCTGCCATAAGAACCGATAAGCAAAAGCCATTCCATTAAATGCTTTCGTTCTGCCTGTCCCAACGTCTGCCACTCCCTTCATAATCAGCATTTGTAAAGCCGCGTTCCGCACCTCCGGAGTACAGTCTTCATAACGCACGATGACCATAAGTTGCTGGACGGTTGCTTTTTCAAAATGGAAGCTTTTGTTTGTTGCGTTCATCTTCTAACGCTTCCTTTCCGAGCAAGCCGGATTCCCGAGGCTCTATGAGGTCTTTTTTTGCTTGGTCGATGATAAGAAATAATGTTTCGTCTTCATTCCGTTTCAGCTCTTTTGCTATGTTCAGATATGACTCATTTGCCGCCCATAGCTCCCGGAAACGCCTGATTTCGCTGTCATAAAACATGAAGTTTAGCTCCTGAAATGGGATATACACCGGGCCTTCTTCAAACAAATAGCGCAGCCGAATCATTTTCTCTTTCATCGTTTTCTCGGATATTCTAATTCTTTTGTTAGCGCGTAAACCGTTCTTACGGGCCGGCAGGATGTTTTTTCTTGCAAAGTCCATGACCAGCAAAATGATTTCATCCGAATCCCTGTTTAATAATTCCGACATATCAAGAATTGATTTCCCATCATGCCAGTATTGAACGACCTTTTTCAGCTGGACCATTGACCACTCATAATTCATATTTTCTAAAGCCAGTTCGAACCGTTCAGCATTGACCGTCTGACTCATGCCCAGCACCTCCGGACCGTTCCTGTATTCCGATGAACGATAATAAGCCGGTGTTCATGCTGCAGATTTTTGCTTACAAGCCAGTTATTCGGGTTTAAGCCGTTTGCCTTAATGACGTTTTTCTGTGCGCGCGTCGGGCGCTTCCCGTGTTTCACACTGCATTCCCCCTAAAGTTCTGATAGTCTGCTATTTTTTGATCAAGAATCTTGATAAGCTCGTCTATTTCTTTTTTGCGCTGGTCATCCGTTAATTTGCGTTCAGGGACGATCTGCAGCACGCCGGGCATGATTGCCTGTATCAACTATTTTCACCTCCTTAAAAGGACAGGGCGGGCGCAGTACGGCCTTTTCTTTCCTTCTGCTTCTCTTCGAATTTGACTGTTTCCAAGTGTGCCGTGAGCCGGCTTACGACTTTCTTGTCATAAAGTTTAGTCAGAGCCACGCCGGAAAGATTAGTTGTAACGATCGTGAATTTGCCTTGTCGCCCCGTAGAGACGCCGTACCATACGCGATGAATAAAATCATTTGCCGCCCTGTTTTCGTTGTCTGTGTCGCCCACCTCAGCCCCCAGATCGTCGATGACAAGGTAATCCACCCGTGTCATCAGTTCGATCGCGAAAGCTTCCGTAAGCTTCTCTGAACTGTCCTTGAACGAATTCTTTATTCGCCTCATAAGGGCGTCACTGTTTACAAACAACGCTGATTTAGCGTATCCTTCTGCGTCCCTCTTGTTCAGTTCTTTAATGGCTGACATAGCGAGATGGCTTTTTCCTGCGTTAGATTCACCCGTTAAGAAGATATTCATGACGGCTCCTGCCTTCACTTGCTTAACAAGCTCCATCATCCGGCGCTTGTTCCGCTCGTCTTCATGGTTATAACTTTGGAATGTTGAGAATGTCGCTTCTTTGAGTGTTGGATCAGCGATCAATGAATACATAGATAAAACCTTTTGATCCATCCGGCGGCGCCATTCCTCGGTTTCATGCTCAATCTCCTTATTGCGCTGTTCCCGTTCGCACATGGGACACTTTGCAGAGCCGTCCCGAAGTTTAATGAGCTGAACTGGATACGGCTTTTCTTCCCCACCGATAATCCGGGTGTGTTTATCGCAGTAAACAGGGTTGCCGTGCTCGTCAGTATGGAATGTCATCCTGCGAGATATTTCGCCTTGGACTGCGGCCGCTTGTTCCTTTGTGAAATCCTTCATTCGCTGGTCCTCCTTTTTGATTTAGGTATGATTCAAATTTTGTACCGAACAATGTTTCAGGACGTAAATATCTATTCATAGCAGGATCATTGAGCCATTCCTCAGTTTTTACTAGAATGACATGTTTAAAATCTTCAAAGCGAAAACCTTCGTTCCAGCGTGCCTTGATGTCTTTTTTTGTTTTTGGTGTAGTAGGTCGGTATCGTTTGCCCGCTACTTTGTTCAGCAAATCAATGATCAGTTTGTAAGGAATCTCGTCCTTTTCGTTTTTGGAAGAAGATGCGTCGTCGGGTTTACCCGACAATATATCTTTTAATTCTTCTTTCTTCTTTCTTCTTTCTTCTTCTTGTTCGTTACCTTGCGTTACTGTAACGTTACAGGTAACGTTACTTGGTTGTGAAAGCTGCAAAGCCCTTTGCTTTTCCCGGTATTTAGCAACTCTTTTGCGTGTATCCTCCCTGATTTTATCCATTGCATCTACGTTTTGATGTTTTTCCCAATTGCAAATACTGATATAATTCTGATCGTTAATCTCAATCATTCCGAACCGTCTAAATGTATCCAAGGCCATTCTTACAACCCCCAACGGCCGCGAGAAAATAGCTGCGAGCATTTCGTCAGTATACGGAACATTTTCACTAAGAAAGATGTAACCGGAGGCGTTGGTCTTACCAGCTTGAGCGAGTAATTTCACCCATATAATTAACAATGTGTCAGCTTCAGGCATCTGTTCAATAAGTTTGATTTTTTCATCATCAAACATCTGAGTACTGAGCTTTACAAATTTAATTTCGCCCATCCAACTCACCCCCTTTTGACTTGGTCAAAGGCCATACAGACCGTTTGCCGTTGACAATTACAGAGCTGAGGGTGTTCTGCTGACATTGATCAGACAGGCAGGTGCCGCCTTGAGCTTTTAGTTCGGCAATTGCTTTTTCGTGAGTATTAACAGACTCGCTTATAATTACGTGAATTTGATTATGCAGCCAAACGTGGCTTTCTAAAAACACATGTATTCTCCTTTCGGTTATTTGTTGAAAATCTCAGCAAAGTGCTTATCTAAAAAGGCAGCCATTTTAGAAGCTTGAAAGCTCCAGTTTTGCCCTTTAGCTTGCGGGTAAAATACAAAACCCCCGTTTGCCGAATCTAAAAATTTGCGGAACCGACTTGGGTATAAAATGTTTTCTTTGATCCACTCGCTTTTACGTGCTGTCTTTTTCTCAAGGTCTTTCATGTTCCAATAGACCCCGGATAACGATTGTTCTCTTAGTTCCTGGAGTTCCACCTTGCTGATCAGAATTTTGTCAGCAGGGATCGGAATTGACAGGCTAACATCAAGAAGTTGTTCCATAAGTTTCTCCTCTCATGTCTTTTTAAAATTTTACTCACTTTCATTTTGTTCCTGTCAGTACCATTATTACTCAAAAAAAAATCGGACCTTAATATTAAGTTTCTTCGTGACCTTTTCAATCGCCTGCATAGAAAGATTCGCTTTCCCTCTCTCAACTCTTGAGATGTATGAAGCTGTGTACCCTAAGAATTGAGCGAATTCGATTTGAGACATTTTCCGCTTTTTTCGGATTTTTTGGAGCAGACGTCCAAACTCTTTCATATCGAACATTTGGTTTAACACATCCTTTTTTGTACCTGAAAGGAACAATTCGATCTTAACATAGCGAATTTTTTTACACAAGTGCTTTTTAAAAGAATTTTCTCGTGAGGTACACGATATGATATAATTACCTATGAGGAATAAGGTTAATTTTTCAAAAGAGCAGGTGTTATTATGGGAAATATGAAAATGGGAGAAGCGATTCGGCGTATTCGTAAGGAAAAGAAAAAAACATTAGATGAAGTTGCCGAAGCTGTGGGAATTACACACAGCTACCTTTCAAGAATAGAAAGAAACTTACAACAGCCATCAATACAAGTAATAGAAAAAATCGCTGACTATTTAGGCGTTCACAAATCATACTTGTTTTTTGATGAAGAGAGCCTAGAAAAGTATTCAGAACCAGAGAAGCAGCTTCTTTCACAGAAGAGTATAACAATAGATGATCTCAAGAAGCTAAACATTGTCCACGATAACGGAAGTAAGATAACAGAAGAAGAATTGCAAATGGTTATAAATTATTTAAAGGAATTAAGGGAATTAAAAGAACGACATTTGAAAGATTTAAATTAACCAACTTTAAGTTTTTTTGTGTCCACATTTTTCTCCTTTTCAATTTCCTTTTTTAGATTCCCGATGATGTTCTCGAATGTAATATGCATGATGTGTTTCCCCTCTCGAAATAGAACGTTTGTTCCTATTATATTTAATAACAATTTTAAAATAAATACTTTTTCAGGAATTTCCTATTTTCGTTTTTCCGGAAAACAGGAAATATCCCCGAAAAGTACGAAAGACGTTGCCAGTCACGGCAGCGTCTTTTTGTTTTTTTATATACTTTTCGGGAGTCGGATATACTACATGCCTACTCTTATCTCAGTCGTTTGGAAACTTCCACCTGCTACTGAATGGTTTAATGAAACACCAACAAAAGCAGTAGTCAATATACCGAACGCTAAAACTAAAGTCAATGACATTTTTCTCATCTGCAACACCCCCCCATTACTAAATATTAAAATTAAATCCTAATTTTATCAAGTTAATTTTGGGAATGGTTGCTCTAAACTGATCTTGTTGTTGCGAAAAATAATAAAGAGAGAGTAATAATTTTTCAGCATTTTCTTCTCTTTTTCCGTCAAAAAGGAGAGCATATTTTTTATAAAAAGGATCAGAATAAAAAGAGGTTAATGGTTCAGACCTTCCTAGTGCCTTTGCGAATTCAGTCACTTGAAACTCCTTTAAAATTTCTTTGTTCCAATAATATTGCAATATGGCTATCTCTTCTTTATTTTGAACCATTTCCTCAATTCGGTCAGGGAAATTTGCAAGTAGGTTCAAACACTTCAAATAGTATCTATAAGAATGGCAGTATGACTCATTCATATAGGACAATGCCAATATGTATAAAGCTGTCATGTTCAGATTAATACTGAGATCTTTTTCGAGGAGAGAGAAAGCCGCCTCTCTCGCTTTATTAACGTCATTGTTTTGTTTTAAATATATATTGACTAAGACTTCTTCTATGCGAGCAGTAAATGCGATTTTCAAAAACGGGTCTGATAGATTTTCAATAAGACTTCGAATGGATCGAATGTGGTATAGAGTTATCTCATACCTGCCATTATAAAAGTACCCATACATTTCTAGTATGCTCAACAACGTTCTCATTTCGTCACAAGAAGGACTGAACTTCTTTAATCCTTCGGTATACTCAATATTCCCAAAAGAGAATCTTGAATTAAGAATAAATCTATAAATATTAGACCATAGATCGTATTTTCCATCCCTTTCAATCTGGGCGCTTATCAATGCCTCTATAACAGAATATAATTGCTTAGTGTAGCAGTATTCCAAAGCAGAAGCATAATTTTTCTTTTTCACTCCAGTTAAGCAGTGCTGTTCCATCAATGCAGTTTCATTTTCTGGATCAACATACCTAATGATCTCTCGAACCATCCAAAAATTAATTTCTTTTCCGCTAAGAAACTTACTTAAATAACCTTCGCTAATCCCAATTTTAGCAGCTAAAACATTCTGTTTTTCATCAGAGGATTTTATTAATTCTTTTATATGAATCCTTATATCTCTAGTTGCTACTGATTCCATATGATCACCTTTTCACCTCAAATTTAACATAATCACAAAAAAAATTTTGTCGAACGATGGCGATAAGTTTTAGAATTTTTTGATTTTTTGGGTTATAATTTATTCCTCTTAATACTTATTATACCTTATTTTACAATGGTTAACTAAACGAAAAGCCTTATTTGAAACAATCTTTTAAATAAATTAAGATAGTGCTATCTTATTATTGGCGAATTAAAGTTCCCCCTATAGGAGTGAATGAAATGGCTAGTTTCCTAAAGCGCGGTAAAACGTGGCAGTATTGCGTTAGCGCTAAACCCAACCCCATCAGGAAAGGCGGATTTAAAACTAAGAAGGAAGCTCAAGTGGCTGCCGCAGAGGTTGAAGATAAATTGAGGAAATATAAAACGCCGGGCACAAAAAAAGTCCTCTTTGATGAATATTTTAAAAGTTGGGTAAATGTTTATAGAGCTGATATTAGTGCCATCACTCGTGAAGGTTACTATATTACACTTAGAGAAATTTCAGAGAATTTTGCAGGAAGATATATCAATGACATCACTAAACGAGAATATCAAGAGTTTTTAAATAAGTTTGGATCTGAACACGCAAAAGAAACAGTTAGAAAAATAAATACGCACATTAGAGCTTGTGTGCAAGAGGCAATTGAAGAAGGGGTTATTCAGTTTGATTTTACCAGGAAAGCAAAATTGATTGGAAGCGTGGAATCAAAACGCCCGGAAGAAAAACACTTGAATTATGTTGAAAGTCAAAAGCTTTTAAATGAATTATATGTGCGCAAGGATAAGTCTATCGGATATTATTTATTAATACTGGCCCTCACTTCAGGAATGCGATTTTCTGAAATGTTGGGATTAACAATCGAGGATTTCAACTTTGAATTAAATGAGATTACAATCAACAAAACCTGGGATTATAAAAAAGGAACGGGTTTTGCTGCGACAAAAAATGCGTCTTCAAATAGGACCATTAAAATGGATTCTAATACAATGGAATTATTCAAAAAGTTGTTATCCGAAATGCCTGATAACATACATAATCTTGTATTTTATAGTCCTCGCAGTTCTAGAAAAGTCATCACTAACGAATTTGTCAACAAAATATTGAAAAAGACATTGACGGACTTGAAAATAGAACCAATTTCGATACACGGGTTAAGGCATACACATGCCAGCGTGTTACTCTATAAGAGGATTTCAATTTATTATGTCTCAGAGCGTTTAGGACATGCCAAGATAGATACCACGCATAATTATTATTCACATATAATTAAAGAACTACGGGAAGAAGATACCCAAAACACTCTTGATTTATTTGAAAAAATGCCTGACGTGAAAACACCCGTATAGAAATGTGTAAAAAATGTGTAAAAAAAAATAAAAGCTCATCGTTTTTCAGCGAGTTCTCACAAAAATAAAAAGCTTACAAAAACGACAAAAACCCTTGTGTAACAAGGGTTTTTCTGTTTTACCGACATTATTAATCTGCACCTATCTTATGCCGAAAACGCTCTAGGAGAGATTCGAACTCCCGACCTGCAGTTTAGGAAACTGCTGCACTATCCGCTGTGCTACTAGAGCTTACTTCCATAATAGTACCGCTGATGCTCATTTTTTTCAAGCCTACAGTCCTCCGAATACTTTATACGCGGCTCTTGTCGTATCTTCATCAATGCCGATATAGCGCATTGTAATCGAAGGAGAAGAATGATTTAAAATCCGCTGAAGCTCGGCGATATCCTTCGTCCGCTGATAAAAATGGTAGCCGAACGTTTTTCTCAGCGTATGCGTGCCGATCTCCTCCAGTCCGCAGGCAGCTGCCGCCTCCTTTAAAATTCTGTACGCCTGAATGCGGGAAATGGGCTTATTTGTCCGTTTGGATTTAAATAAATAGTCATTCTCCTTCATATCTTTTGTATAGGCGTAAATGTCGGCTTTCAGTGATTCTAATATTAAAATTTTTCGTTTCTTTCTTGTTTTGCTTTCGGTTGCCCAAACATGATCTTTGTTCCTGACATCTTTCACCCGAAGCGGCAAAATATCAGAAATGCGCAGCGCGCTGTTCATGCCGAAAATAAATAAAAAATAATCCCTCTCGCTTTTGTTCATTAAATAACGTTTGACTTCCTGAATTTTCTCCAAGCTCCGGATCGGCTGTACGATATGCAT